TGAAACATAATGTCTTCAATGTGCGCAATGTTCGGATCAATGCTGAACGTATCAATGTTCAAACCACCTTTGCCCGGTGAAAGTGACGGCAAGATACGGTTAATCACCGTAGGGATAACGCCCGACTTATTCGCATGCTTAACAATGTTGTCCCGGTCCTTTTGGAACTGCTGCGCAATGCCGTTGATGTATTCCGCAGCACGGCCAGAGTCGAGCCCTTCCATTTCCGCTGTAATGATGCGATCAATCATGGCTGCATTCACACGGCTAGCAGAGAGCGAGCGGATAGACTGCCTTAGCAGCGTCCACGACTCATAAGCCGACTCTAGAATGCTGGTACCGTAGTTTTGGGTTTCCATCGGTGTACGCGTGTACGCGTCGGAGTAAAGCGAGTATTTCTCACCGCCATAGTTCACCGGTTCTTCGTACAAATCCGGTGTGTGCAATGGCATTTTCATTGATACCAGTGACCACGGCTCAGCAAGGCGAACCTGTGCGCCGTCTTGGTGTTCTTTCAGGTTTTCGGATGTGAACCCGGCGAGCTGGCCTGAACGTTCATATTCTCGGATCTGGCGAGGCATCGTGTAGTAGTTGCACTCAAAGTGCGTAATACCTTTACCCGGTTCAGCATACGGGCGGAAGTACCCCACACCGTAGATCGCCATGATTCGACCCCAGTTGAACGCGTTACGTGCGATTGGAGTCACAACTTCACGTTCTAACTGCTTTACGTACTCTGTATCTTTTTCGTCAATGGGCTCTAGGTACATACACATATCGCCATCGGTTGGCGTAGATAGTGCGTAGGACAAATGCAGATTTAGCGCAGCACTGATCGTACTGTCTTGGGCCATTTCTTGGAGAATGTCGTATTTAGCAAAGCGGTCCTTTGGCATACGCATGATCGCAACGTTGTCACCATCCTTGCCGCCAGTCGTGGTCAGTGGGGATTGGTTAGGCGTTTTGTCATGTTCAGTAAAAGCCGTTGCGCTATACCCGGCACCGGACTCAAAAGAGATCCCGGCGTCCGCGTTATCTTCCTCATTGAAGAAAGGAAACGCTATTTTCATTAGGTTTTTTAGCGAACCATCGCCATTTTGTGCCATCGTGCGACCTCAGTTAAAGGAACGCGCTTTTCATTGAGCGGGGAGCTTGAAAAGTGTGGTTATAAAATAACTTAGTATCAACTCAAATCCCACACGGCCATTTTTTAATAAGCCGTTACATGCAGTTTTGCTCACAAATTAACGTTGCTCAGCAAAAAGTTGTTAGGAATAATGCTCGTGTCTATAAAAGATTCCGAGTTGTAACGAGTACCTACTCTTTAATTTAACTAGAGCGTTTTTTTTAGGCGGGGAGCAATAGAAAAAGTCGGGCCAAGTGCTCGGCTTTTTTTTTAACTGAGGAAAATTCTATGTTAGAAAAACTCAGATCGGCAGTGCTCGCAGTAAATAGTCATAGTGAGCTGCTATCGGTCTTTAACACCTACTCCATATCCATCACACCCACCAGCACCAAATCAGCCAATGCTCGCGTGAGAGCCAACGAATTAGCGCAGTCTATTCTCAAGCGCGTTAATGGCGACTTCAGCCAAATCACCGACGAAGAACGCGAACAACTCCGAGATTACACCGGTTGGGGCGGCATTGGGGGCTCAACCAATGAGTACTACACGCCTAAATGGGTAGCTAGTGCCGTATGGGATGCCATGTCCGCGTATGGCTTTACTGGCGGCTCAATCCTTGAACCGGCTTCAGGCGTGGGCGTATTCAGCGAAACCAAACCAAATAACGCGTTAATGACCTCGGTCGAGATGGACCCGACCAGCTCAGCCATTAACCAGATTTTACACCCGGAAGACAACGTGATCTCTAGTGGCTTTGAGGCCATCGCCATGGACCCGAACGTCGGAGGTTTTGACGTTGTAACCGGCAACCCGCCATACGGCGATCGTTCAAGCACTATTGCTCAAGATGGCGAATACAAGGACATTAAGAAGAATGAGCAATACTTTGTACTCCGTTCTATCGACAAGGCTAAACCCGGTGGCCTGATCGCCCTAGTCCTTCCAACTCAAATTTGTGATAGCAGCAAACTGAAGAAATTCCGCACGCGTACAGCCATGAAAGCGGAGTTCTTAGGTGCGCACCGTCTGCCTTCTGGTGTATTTGATGGCTCAAGCGTAGTGACTGATCTTGTTATCTGGCGCAAACACTCTGAAGAGGCCGCAGAGCAGATCGCTAACGCGGACCCGGCAACGCTAACCGAATCTAATGTGCTTTGGTCTGACTGGATCAACGGAAAGTGGTTTGAGCGTGACGGATTGCGCTTTATCAATGGCTCGCAAACTATCGGTTTCCAAGGCCGCAAGCTGGTGGACCGTGGCAACCGCTCTAATGAGCAAATTGCTAAGGCACTCTCCCACAAGTTTGAATCTCGCATTGAATGGGACCAACTGGATACCGTGGAACCTATTAGCGAGCAATACAGCGACGGCGATACCATTTTCCATAACGGCCAACAAATGGAATACGACGGCGGCCAATGGCACGCTGTACAAGCTACAGAGCAACAAAAGACCCTAGATGGCGCTACGTATGGCATCGAGCATTTAGATAGCATAGGCGACGCCACCAGCACGACTAAGGCCATGAGCCAGCTCACCGCAGAGCAAGCTATCTCACTGAATGACGATTACGGCCATCTTTGCCATGGTGAATTCAAAACCATCGTAGCCAACATCAAAAAGCTTCCACCACGTTCCCGCGAAAAAGCGTACAAAGGGATCTTGCTTGGCAAACAGATTGAGCAGTATCAAAACCTGTTAGACTTGAGCCGAACGGATAGCGATATTGCCCTGAATGACGAGGAAGTTGCCACACTACGCAACAAGCTAGCCGCGAAAGTAATGGAAATGCACATGAAGCATGGTCGCAACTTACCGACCGGTATCAAGTCTATTGACGACAAACTTGCCGCGCATTGGATGCGTTATCAGGGCGCAGTCAGTAAAGACGGTCAATTGTCCGATCTGTTAACCGGCAATCTCGCCGTAGCTCAGTCAGAGCAATACGATATGTCACGCATTGATGATGTATTGCATTACTTTGAGCATGACCGAGGTATGGAAACCGTCAGATTGACGGACATTCGTTCTGTGTATCTCAATGAGGCCGCGCAACTGGATGATGATCAGCTGATCAATCACCTTGCCGGGATGGAAAACGTCGCCGCTAACCGTGACGGCTCTTTCTCACCTATGCGTATCGCCACCAGCGGAAACGTGGCCGGTAAGAAACGCAATCTCACCGAGGCGATTGCTCACACGGACAACGAGACATTGCGCGCCAACTTCATGAAACAGATCAACACGATTGAGGAAAAGCGCGACGCTATTCCAATCAACCAGATCAAGATGAAGTTAACGGATAAATGGATTCCCAAACACATCATGTTGGAATTCCTACAGGACCAAGGTTACACCGAGTTCCAGTTAGGCCGCTTTGTGACGGATGAGGACGGTTTTGAAGACTTTGTAACGGATGAGCGAGGCACTACGTTTACCGGGTACCGCTGGCGCGATGGCAAAAAGGTCAGCTCGCAAGGTGAAGAGTTCGAGCGACAAATTGAGTCTTATCTCAATTCTGGCGCAGTTCGTGGCGGCAGTGACAACGAACAAAAAGCGATTGTTCGTGAGCGTATGCGTAATCTGGACCGTGACTTTACCAACTGGTGCGCATCGAGCGTGCACGCGGACGAACTTGAAGGCCAGTACAACGATATGTTTAACGGCTGGATTGAGCCAAGTTACGAAGGCACCGACATTGACCTTGAAGGCGTATCCGGGGCGATTAAGTTCATGCCTTACCAGAATTCTACTATCCGCAAACACGCAGCGGACGGTAACGGCATTCTGGCGCTAGGTACCGGCTTAGGCAAAACACTGACTGCGCTTGGTTTGGGCCAATACCTTATCCAGACCAACAAAGCGAGCCGCATTGCTTATGTCATGCCTAAATCGGTCCTTGATAACTGGCTGTTTGAGTCGGATATCTTCTTTGGTGAATCGAATCTAGGCGACAAGGTATTTATTGGTATTGATATCGAGCGCGACGACGGCAACATGGTCCGTGAGGTAGCCCTTGATGAAGATGGCAAGCCTCGCACTGACGCCAACGGCAACGCCATTAAACGACCAAAAGTGAAGGTGAACACCAACGGCAAGAAGATTGCTGAACAACTTCACAACCTCGCGCAGAGCTCCGCAAAAATGGTCTTCATGACCAAGGACGTTTACAACTCTATCCCGCTCAAACCGGCTACGATTGCAGATAACGTCGAAAGTATGGTGGATGCTGGCCTTGTTGCTGGCTCAAACAAGTACGCCAAAGAGGCGAATACGTACCGTGAAGCACAGAAAAACGCCAAGTTTGAGCAAAAGCACGCAGATGAAGGTACCAAGAAGAAAGAAACCCTCCCTTTCTATGAAGATCTGTTATTTGACAGCGTGATTGTGGACGAAGGACACGATTTCCGTAACAGCTTCAAAATGGGCGGCTACGGCAACCGACTTGCTTACCTGCCAAACTCCGCACAAGCCAACCGCGCACTTGATATGCAGATGAAAAATAACCACATCAAGTCACGTAATGATGGCCGTGGTGTTTACATGCTGACAGCGACGCCAACGGTTAACAGCCCGGTTGATTTGTTCAACATGCTGTCTCAGGTATTGCCACCAGAAACACTGGCAAAAATGGGCATTGTGGACGCGGACGACTTTATTCGTTTGTTTGGTCACACCGGCGAAACCGCAGTTACCAAGTTATCGGGCGAAGTGGATACGCGCGAGGCATTGCTAGGCTTCCAGAACCTAGACGCACTACGCAATATCTTTAAACGCTACACGACGGCCATGTCGGCTGAAGACGTGCGATCTGACGTACACGTCCCTACTCTCAAAGCCATGACCAACGCGGTTGAAATGAGCGAAGAGCAAAAGGCCGTGTATGAAGAGCTCCGCCAGCGTGCCGACGCACTGAGTAACCCGGACGAACCTGAAAACCAAGATATCATCGAGCAGTACCCGAATGACTCTGTATTCAGCCTGATCCGCATGATGGACAAAGCGAACACGGATATGGACCTTTACCATGCCGTGATCACTTACCGATTCAAGAAAGGCGATAAAGACAAGCTTCAGGAAGCGATTGATAAACTACCGAAAACTATCAAAGTTCGTCAGCCTAAGCTCGATGGCGAAGGCGAGCCGGTCCTTAATGCCGCCGGTCAAATGACCATGGAAGTGGTCGAGATTGATGCTAATTACGATCTGGATACGGACGGCAAGTTCTTAACGCTCAAACTCGCGCAAGAACTGGACGGCCAATTCAGCAAGCTATGCAGTGACGCTGGTCTGAAATTCTCGCACCCGGTATCACCGAAATACGCCAAGTTCCTAGAAAACGCTAAGACGGCTTATCTCGCTGGTGGCAAGCAATTGGTATTCACGGAAGAGAAAACGCAGCACGTTAAATTGGCTCGTATCATAGCGGACTATATCGGCTGTGATATCTCAGAAATCGGGATCTTGAATAGTGACACGGTATCGGGCAAGAAAGGCTCTAAAGCGACGGAAGACGACGAAGAGGCGGGATTGGCTGCGCTTGAGAAAGCTTACAACTCAAGCCAATACAAATTCATGATCCTCAATAAAAAAGGTGAAGTGGGCGTGAACCTGCATCGTGGTACCACGGATATCCATCACCTTACTTTGCCTTGGACCCCATCTAGCTTGACTCAACGTAATGGCCGTGGCGCGCGTGTTGGCTCTAAAGCCTCTCAGGTGAACGTGCATTACTATGCCGGTAAGGGCTCGTTTGACCAATTCCGCATTGAAACCATCGAGCGCAAAGCGAAATGGATTCAAGACTTGTTCAATGGTGGCGAAAGCTATGTTGAGAACGGCAGTGCAGACGATGGCAGCGATACCGCTATCATGCTGGCCGCAGACCCGGAAGCAGCTAAGGCACGTATCGAGCAAGCACGCATCGAGCGCGAGCGTCGAATTAAACGTGAAGAGCAGCGACAGGCCGCTATCAACGTCAGCAAATACGTTCAGGCTTCTATTGCTGCAAATACGGACCTAGAACCTATCCGCCAACGCTTAGCCGAGCTGGTGGATGAAATCGACAACCAGACCGAGAAGACCCGCGACGCAGAAGAGCGCGCCAAAGGTGAAAAACGCAGTTCGTGGGAGTACAAGCGATTCAAAGATGAAAAAGATCGTCTGTTCACCCTGACGAAAGAGCGTGCGCAGCTTCAGAAGACCATCAAGCTTTCTGAAGAGGCCGGGAACACCATTAAACGCCTGAAATCCGTGGTTGAGTCTTCTATTCAAGATGGAACACTGGCCGGTTACGACGATATCACCACACACCCGGAGCTGTACGCGACTAAAAATGGCGTTGTTCTGCGTAAAGGCTACACGTATCACGTCAACGTACCAGCTTACTACTGGAAAGAAGACAGCGAGCATGACGAATACATCCTAACGCTGGATGAATTCAACCGCGCTGAAGGGACCGCAACCGGGATCATCGTGAGCAAACCAAACGAGGCTAACCCGACCGCCAGCGCAGGTACCCGCAAATCCAATATCGCGTTTGAGAAGTGGTTTAAGTTGGCTGAGGTGAATCATTCCGAGCAGGAACTTGCTTCACGCATTGCTAGCGGCATTCCGCTCAGTGCTATCCCAAGTACGATTGACCGTGAAACCTTCTTTGACTTCCACAAACGTGGTTTATTGGTGAAGTACGGCCACTACACCAAGCCACTGGTTTACGTGGATAACGGTCGCGTAAAACAACTAGACAGTATGGAATTGCCTGACGGCGCATTCCTGATCTACCCGGACTCAAGCGACCCATCGCTAATGAAAGCGTTAATCACGCAAGCCACCAGCGATCTAGAGCGCACCGGACGTGTAATGTTTGCTGACCATGGCACTATCCGTGCTCTAGTTGGCGAAGACTGGATGCAACAAGCGCAAGCCGGTGGTAACACTGCATCACAAAGTGACGTTGTAGCCGCTGTACAAAAAGCGGTTGAAGCGACAGAGAGTGACGCGGAGAACCAGAGCGAGCTTAATGCCGGTCTGATTGAGGCCGCAGGGACTTACAGTGTTTCACGCATCAAGTTTGTGGAATGGGTACAAAATGAAGTAAACGCGATTAAGTGGGACGGCTATTCCAACCGTGACGAAATCAAGACACTCGTATCGGATGCCATGAAAGACTATCGCAGCTCGTTTAAGGCGCGTGGTGAAGTCAAACGACAGGAAACCATTGATAAACTGTTTGCAGACTATATCGCCCTACTCCAAAGCGATCCGAGCCGCAAAGAGCGTTTAATCAAACTGAATGAAGCTATGCAGCGTCGCAAACGTAGTCATGACTTTATGAATGACTTAGACGAACTCTACCCGGATGACAATTCCGCTATTGTGTCTGTTTATGCTGACCTGACCATTACAGAGCGTCACTCTCAACTTGAGAACGGCGAGAAACTGCTAGCAACAAGCAGCTATTCACGTCGCAGTGCGCTAGATAAGTTTGATTCGGTTCGCTTGTCTTACCCGAACGTGTTCAGCCAGAAAATTGATGAACTGTACGGCGAGAAGGAAGTACCAGAGCCAGAGCCGGTGATTACCGAGCGCCAGCAAGAAAAGATTGAACAAATTCAATCGGTCGATTTTGACGGCATCGAGACACTTAAAACCGAACTGGCTAAGATTGGTATTACGGTCCAACCGGTGACACAAGACATTTCTTGGAAGTACAAGCGCAAGACTATCTCTATCAAAGCTTACGCGGGTATTGGCCTTCAAGATATCAATGAGAAGCAAGGCGCACTCGCTAAGCTACTTATGGGATATAAGAACAAGGACAACAAAGAGAAGTACGGCGCACGCTTCAATAGTGACCCTAGTGAAGACTTTGCCGGTGCGTGGTGGTTCATTGACTCGGAGAGTGATCTAGAATCATTCTACAACGACATTATGGCCGCTGCTTAAGCGAACTAAGGGAAAGTTTGGCATGCCAAACTTTCTCTATTTGAGGAATTTATATGATTACTAAAGTTGAGTTACCGACGCCTGAAGCACTTAAGCCACTGCGTGACGAAGCGTTAGAAGGCACCACAGCGGACGAATGGACGACTAAGCACTTATTGTCGATTACGTCATTACTGAGTGAGCATCCCCTCTCCTATCGCACGTATGGCCCTTACTGGTGGTCGATTAAGGCGCTATTGAAAGAGCGCGGTTTTGATTACGGCGAAGACGACGAACCGGTCACGCGTGAACACTTCAGCTACGCGGACCCGGTTGATTTGATTTGCGCGGCGTGGGCTTATCAACAACACATCGTGGACATGCAGATCATTGGTTTTAACATTCATCCATTCACAATTGATGATGAACCGTTTGATTATTCCATCGAAGACACCGACCTAGAAGCAGCCCCATACCTTTAACCCAAACCGGGACCACCATTGGTCCCGGCTCATTTGCTCACACCCTTACCCACCGTTTTTGTGGATAACCCTTCTTACTTATTTTTGATATCCGTAATGATATCTAAATTGATATCACAATAAATATCTAAAGTGATACCTTTCTAGGTATCCTTGTATATATCAATCAAGATATCTTTCTTGATACAAGTAACGGTATCCACTATGATACAACGATTGGTATCATTTTGAGTTTAAGTAACGATATCCATCTAGATATCACTAGGGATATCGAAGCTCACACCAATGCAAACAACTACACACTAATATTGATATCAATCAAGATATCCCATTCGATATCTTTGATTGAGGTAAAAGGCTGATAAAAATGAGAAAAATCATGATTACCGCTAGAAAGGGCGGCGTTTGTAAAACAACTATCACTGTAAACTTGGCTTACACTCTGGCAAGGCTAGGGAAGAAAGTTTTAATTATCGACCTTGACGCACAGGCCGACTCAACCAAGTTTTATCGCGCTGGTCGTTCGGACTTTTACATTGGCGACGTACTACTTGAGCGCAAATTTGACATAAGAAAAGCAATCTACAAGGCGCAGGTAAAAGGCGAAGAGTTGGAGAATTTACACATCATTCCGGGCCGACCTAATGACGAAATGACCGTGCTTGACAGACAAGTTTTCTCACTAAGTCGAAGCGAAGAGAGGCTAACTTACCAGCTTAACAAGCTCGATACTGACGAATACGACTTCCTACTTATCGACACATCACCAACGGCCACTACGCTATCCATGAACGCAACCATGGCGTGTGACGAATTCCTTTTCCCTACCGATTTTACCGGCCTGTCTCTGGATGGCATCGACTCTATTATTGAGCACATTCAAGATCTCAAGCTGATTGAGGAAGATGAAATCAACTTCCTTGTGGTGCCGTCATCTGTAGATAAGAAGTCGGTTAAAACGGTTCGCTATGGTGAGGAATACATCGCGGCCAAATATCCAGACAACCGAACTAAAACCGTGATCTGGCAAAAGCCAGCCATTTTTAACGAGGCGGTATTGCGATTCCTGCCAATCGCAGCGATCAGCAATTCCGACATTTCATCTATTCACTACAAAGAACTAGCTCAAGAGGTACTTGATAATGTCCTTTAATCAAAAATTGTACGACGAACTATGCGAAAAGCGAGCTAGCGGAGTAGGGCTTAGGCCAGCGGAAAAAGCGGAACTCAGCAAGCTAGAAAAAGAGCTACGTCGCAGCAATAAGCCAGCTCAGGAAGATAAACAGCCAGAAACAAACATTCTAGGCGCAAAAAATAACAGCGATAATGAGAAATCACCTAAGCTAATTCGCTTTGTTCAAGTGGAAAGACGCGCACTAAAAACGCGTCGTGAATCATTGTTAGCAGACTCGCCAGACGACGTTAAAGAGGCGTTAGGTTCAGTAAAAGCAGCCAGTGAAGATTTGCTGGTTAGAGCTGCCGTGCTAAGCCTATCAAGGCTTTCCGACAAAAAGCTCATTGCACTAATGAAAGAAGCTCAAATGAATTCGTGATATCTGTGTTGATATCATTTCAGATAACAAAAGAGATACCCAAAGCGGTATCTCTTTTTATATCTTATGTGATATTTAATTGGGTATCATTGATGATATATATACAGATATCAATTTAGATATCATTCAAGATATCTTTCCTCGCTTGGCTGGCAACGCTGCCGCCGGGGAATAAATCCACTCCATGAAGTCGGCCATTAGCATAGGTACCACGGCACCCAACCCGGACCAATCATCACTGTAGTTAGATAGGTAGGCTTGTTTCGCTTCAGACGGACTATGAAAACCGAGCATTACCTTGTGTTCATCAAACGCCCCGGAGTCGGGATCGACCTGATTTATCACGTAAGCATACTTAGGCTTTTCATTCTCACCTAAGAACACATCCACTTCGTCACCGTCCGCACCTTGCGAGCCATAGATATAACCGTAATGATGATTCATGCGGGTACGCCATTCCACGCCGTTCGCGTCGGTTCCTTTGCGGTCACTGCCTTTTGGATTCTCAATTTCAACCGGCAAACCAGCAAAGCGCAATGACCCGGTTTGGTAGTCATTGTTTTCTAGCTGTTCCTGCGTGGGTTCTGGCAAGTCGTTTTGTGGGGATGTGGCCGCTTTGTTAGCGAGCTCATCAATACGTGCTGACTCAAACATAAAGCCACCTTGCCCGGTTTGCTGCTCTTCCAAGCGTTGGCCGACTTGCGAGAGCACTTCAATTAACGTCACCTCACCACCACCAAACATATCACCAATGGCGCTACCATCTTTGCGGAGCTGTTCATTGATAACGTTCGCCAGTTCTTTAAAGGCTTCAGCCATGCGCTTGGCACTGCGATTGTTCGCAGAGATAAACCGGGCGAGGGCTTCCACTTCAGGATCGTTGTCACCAAACAACCCCGATTGCGCGATCAGTTCGTTAATGTCCTGTCCGCTGTCTTTTGCCTGTCTGACAAGCTCAGTCGCACTCACAAGCGAGTTAAGCGCCTTATCGGCTAATGACTCATCTTGCGACTCAACACCGCTTACAATGCCATCTGACACCGATTTATGGACCACACCGTCTAGGTACTGCATTTCTACAAACTGACTGGCTGAACTGTTGAGCGCATTCAGAATGTTTCGAATTTCTGGATCAGGCTCTTCCGCCACCAGCTTAACCAGTCTGTCATTCTTGTACGCCTTGGCAAAGATGGCGTTTTGCATGCGATCTAGTAACTGGCGGGTAGGGCGACCGTCAGACGTCACCAGACCGGCGGCGGACGTATCACCAAGCGCACGCATGAACGATTGTACAAATCCATCATTACTGCGCGCTAGCAAGCTGCCAGACTCGGACGGCGAGAGTAGGGCCATCATTTTATCGTCCATGACTTCAGCATCGACCCAAGCCGTTTCTGACGCGCTCATTTGCTGCAAGTCAGAAAGGTTAGAATCACGCGCAAACGTGGCCCGGTCCATTTCGGTTAATCGTTCACGCACTAACACCGGCTTATCCATTCCTTTCACGACGTCAGAATCAAAGCCAAAGCGTTGAGCGTTATCAATTAAATACTGGCGATAATCATCACCCTTACTGGTGCTGTAGGCTTTCAAAATAGCCATGGTTCGACCGTTGCCAGACTCCACCACCAGATCGGGACCAACAATAGGCGCACCATGCGAACTAAGGCCGCTATCAGTGAGCTGTGCCGGTCGCAGGTTCCCGGCCATCTTGTCAATCTGCATTATCGAAGCTTTACGCGTGCGGTCGCGTGGCTGTAATTCTTCCGGGAACGCGGGGTTAATTTTGCCATCTGGCGTATTAGATGGAATAAGTTGATCCGCCTCGACCAACTTAAACGCGGTTTGGACCTCATCACCTTTGGCCGTGACAACAAAACTATCCCGGCCTTTCTGACTGGCACCGTCAAACAGTGCCAGTAGTTCAGAGAATGATTTAGCCCGTTGAATTGAGGCTAGAATCATGCGGCTACCTCTTCAGCAATGGCAAGCTCGCTTTGGTGATACTCAAACCATTTAATGGTACCGGTCTTTAACTCATCAAGGCTCAACTTATCCTTAAGCAATTCAAGTACGCGACGGAATGCGCTTTTATCAACCCCGGTAAACTCACCTAACTTAAATTTCTCTTCAATCGTCAGCTCTTTATCAGTTTCAGGCTCGTACTTCTTGATAAGCTTCATTGCCTTGGAGCGTTGCGCTCTATTCCACGTCCACGAATCATTCCCCTGATTTTCGCTTTCTTTACCGGCTTTTTCTTCCCAATAACTATACCCGCGTGATAAACGGCCTTTATAACCGAACTGGATGCCATGCTTAGAACGGAAAACCACATAGCCATCTTTTTGTTCTAGGACTGAATAATCCGGGTAAAAAGCCATCTCATATTCGTACCAGTTTGGGTAACTCAGAACGACGTCAAACGCCTTGATCTTGTCGGAACGACCCATTGCCTTAAAGTCGTCGAGAGAAATCACGTCCGCTTTGGGAGTGTTGGACGCTTTGAGTTTTTTCAGGATGGCAATGCGCTCTTTACCCTTGGCGATACGGTCCTTTAATGACAGTGAGCCATCGCGCAATTCTTTGATTAGGGAATTTAACTGACTGCTCAACCCTAGCTTTGTTTTTAAATCCATCATGACACCTCTACCACGAACCCAAACATGGTCGCCTTAAACATAAAATCTGCCGGGGAAACTTCCGGGCCTTCTGGCATGTGGCCGTATTCGTTCGGGATATCATCCCAAGGAAAACGCATACCCAAATCATCAAACTCTGGCTCTGCCGGTTCGTTCATATCGTAGCTATCGTAAAACGACACAAAACAAGTCCGCTCATCGCTACTGGTTAGCTTTAGTCGAATCATCACTACCTCTTGCCTTGTCGTGTAAGTGAGCTATTACGCCCACAATAAATTCAAAGTGTTCTGGATCGTTCACGGCCAATCGCCCTCTTGATTCGTTATCAATCAGAGATTCAACCCCCATCGTGATCACTTCTGTAGCCGTGGCACCGTCGATATCAAACGGATCGGCATGGTTGTAAAACTTGGTGGCGTAGGGCGTGAATGCGCCGTCATCAATCGTGTATTCACGTTCTGAGTAGTTAATCCCACGCTTAGATCCCCACTTATCCTGATAGATATCACGCAGGGAACGGATACCATTAGATTTAGCTAGGCGGTCCTTTAGAAAGCGTTTCGACATTTCGAGCACTTCCGGGTGATCGTACTCAAGCGAATGGGCCAGCTCATGCCATAGCACACGCTTGGTAAAACTCTCGCCCACACTGATTGAACGCTCACTATTGCGGTAATCTTGGCGCGCTTTGCGCACCGTAAAGTTGATAGGTTCAGCAGTGAACGCCACCAGCGAATACAGCTCACCGGCTGCGGTAATGAGCTTTTGTTTAGCTCTGCCACCGCCCCCGGTAAAGTCGCCTTTGCGCTGGCGAGACAAGCGATTGTTTGCCAGCTTATCAAAGCCTGATTGCATCGCTTTCCTTTGGCCGTCCTTAAGACTGACCGGAGAGTTAAACATTAACTCATTCACTACACCGGATAGCTGGTGGCCCACTTCCTTGTATTTCTCCCGGTGAATATCCCGGACCTCTTCATAAATGCCAAAAGTGTGGTTATCGTTTGGTTGCGCCTTGTCAGCCCCCACCAGTCGATACACATCGTAAGCTTGCGCATGCTGAGCTATAGCATCGAGCGTGCGTGCTTTCTTTGGCTTACTCCATCTTTGGGCCTCAATGAGATCCGTGATTCTAGCATTGCCTTTAATGGTTTCGCTTACTTCACTCTTAAGGTTTCGGTCTATCTCAACACCAAAAGAGGCCAGCACATCCCGGCCCTTTTGAGTGACAGCTTTCAGCTCGGTTACTTCGCTATCGGATGGATTCACGCCTTTTCGCCCTGTCAGCTCTGACAAAATATCAAGACGTTCCTTGGTTAAAGCCATGCGATCAAGAAGAGGCACGTTGGCCCCTTCTCGTTTCAGGTAAACCAATATCTCCACGGCGCGACCGGCTTTTTTAACGCGTTCGCTAAGTGGGACCATTACACTGTCACCTCCGATTGAAGTTCAACCAAGCGAGCAAACGCGGCTTCTAGTAAGTCGTTATGCTCGTCTAAGGTACCGGCTGATTCAAAGCTGGCATAAGCAGCCTCAATGTCGGCTTGGTACTGCTCAAGAATCTCAATCGTTGCGTCACCGGAGTAATCACGGATAGTGCGTAGCGCATCAGTGTGCACCTGCTCTTCTGAGTTAGTTTCCACTGGTTCAGGCTCCTGTACCGGCTCTGGTTGCGGCTCTGGCTGTTGTTTTGGTTTATCGTCCGTGTAAGTCTCAATAAACGGTTTCTGACCGCCATTGTGCTCTATACGGATACGCTGAGCGATCTTCATCGCATCATTAATGCTGTAGCCGTTAACTAGCAACGTGTCGTAGATATCATCTTGACCTTGGTAGTTCATTGAGCCGTCATCATTGAACCACTTAACCGTTGATAAGCCTTTTAGCATGGCTTTGAACTTCTCGGTTTCAGCGTCCAGCACGTTTTCTACCGGCGGCTCGTTAATACCTTCAATGTAAACACCCGCGTTTACAATCTCTTCCTTACCAACCGAGAAAACTTCGTCAGTGGTACCCGCCTCTCTTAACGTGACTCTGGATGCGCCAATATTCACAATCTTGTATTGACCATCGCCCAACGCGATAATGTCACCAACCTTGTTGACCTTGTTCGTATTTGTTTCTTCCTCTGGATCGTACCACTGTGCTTCGTGAAGCAATTTAACAAAGTCAGCTTTGCTAATTTCGTTCTTAAGCATCGCTTCAAAGTTAACGCCTACATGCTTATTCTCGCCTTGGGCCATACCAGCGTTAGAAATCGTTCTGATATCGTAGTCAGACAAATCCAAGTAGTGAGCAAACAGTTTTTCGCCCTTAGATTTACTGATTGGGTAGCCTTGCTCTACCGCGCTATCAATCATTTCTTTGTACAGGTTGTAAACGCCGTACACGTAGCCGTTGTACTTAATCTTGTCTTTTGTCTTAGGAACGATATCTTTGAAATCTTTAGTTCCATAAACAAAATTCTCGTCAATGTACTCATCCAGTTTTTTACTCGTTGCGCCCTTCATGGCTTCGAACTTATCAGGCTCATCGTTAACGCTCATGTAGGCTTTACGGGCCGCATCACTCAATTTCTCTTTTGCATCGTCGTCCATAAGGTCAAACGCTCGGAGGAGTTCTTGAGGATTTTTCTGACCAACATAGGACCACGACTTACCAAAAAGACCCGGAGTGATAATGTCATATTCGCGCTGGTTAAAGTCGTACACTTCACCGTTCACTTCAACCACCGGCGCGTTAACGTCGTAACCTTCATTGGCATCTAACCAATACCCAATATCGCTCGCCCATTTCTTTTTATGTCTTGCACTGGTGGACGCATTCAGAAGGTCGGCTCTGATTGTATCTGGCACATTGTGAATAAGCGTTTCTGACAGCATTAATTTGCCATCTTTAAGTGCTAACGCACCAACCTCAACCGATTTAACTAGCGCACGGATTGCATCAGCAAAACTTGTGCTGTTGTCTTTATGTTGTTTGGTTTCTTCGCCGCTGTCGTCTAGGCCGGTAATGGCCGGTAAACCTGCCGCCACACGTAGATCGTTAAAACCTTCTTCTTCATCCGTGCCAGCAAAGTGATTAATGGCACCCGGATCTTGCAACTCTCCAACGTAAGCCTCTAAAAGAGCGGCCTTAACCTGATCCCAGCCTGATAAACTTTCAGCTCCGGTAATAGGTGAACCTTCGTCATAAGTAAGATTAAAAGAGCCATCTTCTTTGTAATGAATATCGTAAGAGCCATAATTACTGCTTGAATCAATCTTGAATAAAGGCGATTCAACGTTAACGGATAAATACATTTCTTTATCTAGGTTTAGATCTGCTTGATCTAAGCCATGCTTATCAATATTCCAACCTTCAGGCATACGCTTGCCTTTCACTAACGCTCTTAGCTCTGCAAGGGCTTTCTCGTTCTTAACGCGGACGTCAGAGACAAGAACGTCAATATAACCGGCCTCCTCTTCAATCATGGTTGGTGTCACCAGTGATAGGGACGCATTCCAAACCTTAAACGTATCCGGGATGCTTTTACGACGTTCAAACTCATCTTGCTTGCGCAATAGCTTGCTAAACGCTTGCTTAAAGCTAGATGCAGCTACTTGGAATTTAATGTCTTCCATCTGCTTGGTTGTGATACGATCCGTATTGTTCTCGTCCATCCAGTCATACAGGAATTGACGCACGATAGTTTCCGCCGAATCTTCGTCGGCCAGTGAAAAATCTTCACCTGACTCTGATAGCGGTCTAAGCTCAAAGTCGCTCACTTGTTTAGGCGTTAACGCTTCTGCATACGCGATTGCACCATGGCGAATTGCACGGCCAGCGTTAGGGAACTTAACTTCCGCCTCTTCCGCGTTGAGCACCTTAACAACTTCCGCATCACTTGGCGTATTCCCCATACCAGCCGGGCGCAATTGCAGGCCGTACCAATGCAGACCGCTTGTGGTTTCTTCTTCCTGTTCGACTACGCCACCAGCTTCGGGTACGTCGTTGACTTCACCAAGTTTCCAGATTGAATGGCGCTTAGTGAATGCTGGCTTAGTGGCAACTTTGTTGTACTCCGCAATCATGGTTAGCACGTTGTTAACTTGCGGCTGGTGGCCTTGACGTTGCAAGGTCTTCAGCTTACCGGCAAGATTGCTCACAAACAGGGAACGGTCAAAACCGGCAAGGTTTGGATCATTGCTATCAATGCCAGAGATATTCATAAGAGAAGAAAGCAAGCGAACGTTACCATCTTTGACAACGATATCTGCCGCTGCTTTAAACGCTGGCGAACCGAGCAATTTACTGTCGGTCGTTTCTGGCTTGTTGTTATCCGGGTTTTCACCGGTACCCGGCACAAACTTATTGGCTAACTGCTTGCGTAGCTCTTCCTGAATGTCGTTCTGGTTGGCGATCTGCTTATTGAGCGTATCAATGCGCTTTTGCTTCTTAGCGTTAGCCTCTTCGATGCTATCAAGCTGATCCGACTGAGTATTAATGTTCGCTTCAATCTCTTCTAGCTGCGCTTGTGTCGCTTCAAGCTCTTGCTTTTGTTGTGCGTTTTGCTCTTGTCTGGCTGCGAATTTCTCCGAGTTCTTTTCAACTAAGTTACTCAGCGCAAGGGCCATTTGGGAACGTGAAATATCACGGCCACCTGAAGGCGCGACCGCGTGCGTTACGTCACGACTGTTCACCAAGAATCGGAACGCGATCAGCGTATCGTCAGCATTGATTTTTAATGGATCATTATCCGGGGCATGAAATACCAGTGACACGCTCTGACCGTCAGAAAGATTCAGCTTTGCCACTTGAACCGCAACCGAACCGCTTTTACGTGGCTTGCTGATCTCACGCCCTGTTACTTCAATGCCAACCGGCTTAAGGTGTTTGTTTAGCGTATTCGAAAAACCGATAACGCGAGTCTCTAAACGGGCCGCTTTGGCTTTGATGGCTTCAAGCATCATTACCGGCATAGCGTCAAACTGAGACAAGTACGCTTGCTCAATGTCGGCCACTTCGACCGACTCAAGCATTAGTTGGTGTTCGTCCGCTTGAAAGATGGCACTTACGGCCTCTTCACTTAACGACTTGGCAAAGTGGTCTACGCGGTCCACCACTCGAATTTGATTGGTCTGCAAAAACATTACTGCGCTTCCTCAATTTGTTTTTCTAGATCTTTGGTTTCGGCTTTCTCCGCTGCGAGCTCTGCCGTTAATCGCTCAATCTCAGAGTCCATAGAGGCGCTTTGAGTGTTTGCAGCTTCCAGTGAGGACGTGATAGCACTCTGATTCTCTTGCAATGCGGACAGACTTGCTTTGGCTTCGTCTAATCGCTTGCTTACACTGCGCGTTAAGGGCTTGCTGGTTGAAGTGTCTTTTACGGCCTTGTTAGCTTTGCGCGCTTGCTGCTTATCAAATTTGGCTTGGTTGCGGTTAAGCATGTTTGTCATGTCTTTAGCCAGTTCACGTTCGCTGGTGGCGTCTGGCAATGGCTGCTTAGTCGAATTAAGCTGTAGCTGGTAAATGTCGCCTTCAGAGCCGATAAATAGCGTCATGGTCTGGCCGTTCTCAAAAAAGAACTTGGCTTGCTTCACGCGTTGCGAATCTTTGCGCTTAGGCTTGTTGTCGGCCTGAATGTCGGTCACTGGCTCACCGGCACGTTTTAACGCGTCCACCAGCGACTTTAAGCCACGTTCGGTCACGTTATCGTAATCAACGACAACGTAACCGTGATTTTGTCTCGATGCGAATAGTCTACTCAATGTAAAAATCCTCTTGGTATTTCGTGACGGTCGGGAATATCTTGTAAAGCGGATTCAGGCGAGAGCATGAGCGTTCGATCTTGATGTGTAGCTGCCACGCTTGGCCGTGAACCGGCTCCCCGGCCTCTTGCTGTAGCTGCTCAATATCGAAGGTAAGAAATTCGGAGTTCAGACCATTGACGGAAAAGTCCAAAGAACGGTGATGCGTGATCACGGACGTAGGCCGCTTTTTATTTCTCAAGGAGTACGTGATTTGGCTACTTGAAAACGCGCGCTTGGCCCGGAAATCAAGTGCAAATCGCAAAGTTTGCTGGTCGTGCATTTCGCTGACGCGCTCGATTTTCACCGTGTTGCGTTTAAGTAAAAATCGATCAGCGAAGGCTACCCCAATCACTGCCAATTCATAAATCATTTAGTCTTTCCTCCGAAGTTGAGCGCGCCCGAAAACCGCTCAATGAAATGTTTTTTCAGTGCAAGTAGTGTGTCTGAACCGTTATTGGACAGGATTAACACCGCCGCACATGTATAGCCTCGATCTATCTCTTGAGTTTCTCCGATATAGGCCACAATCAACCCCACGATAGCGGCCAAAACCAGCTCCGCTAAGAGGTCAAAGTAACCGTTATATCGTCCTGCGCGTTTGCCTTGCAGAAAGGAGCCGAAGCCGCTGAAAAACGAGAGAGCTAACACCAACGCTGTAAACCCGATATCAATAACTAACACAGGTCAAACGCTCCCTTTTAATGGTTATGTAAGAATATTATTAGGAATTGACAGGGGATAACAAACTTTAGCGTTACTTATTTTTTAACCAACAAAAAAGGGACTCCGAAGAGCCCCTTTTGTCACAGTTTGGCATGCCAAACTTTTTGTTATGGTGTTTGCAACAACGCCGGTTCATCAGGCCAAACAACCGAGTCCGGGAACGTCGATTGCTGCGGCACATCGAGCAAGTCTTGGCGGTAGGTTGCTAACTCCTGTTGCTCTTCACTGGTGAACGAGGCCCAGCGAAGCGGATTGGATACGATTACATCTATCTCGACAAGCAAGCCGTCACGCTTTGAACGAATTACCATCTCCATTTGCTCTTTAGTCGGACCTGAGTAGTCGGCAATCTCGCCGTAGTCACCTCTTTTCAAACCTTCCCAAATCACCTTGCCGTGGGTCGTATCGTAGTTTGCGTCCACTGAAAACGGAAGGAGTTCACCCTCCCAAATACTAAGCTCTAGATCACATAGAACGTGCGTATGCTCTTTATTGATAAATTTAGGGTTCTCTACGCGCAATACATTTGCGCCAATATCTTGCAGTTCCATTTCTTTTCCTTACGCTACACGCTGCCATAAGGTCATATTGCCATTTGCAATATGACCACGCTGTCTCCACGTCCCCGTCAGCGCAACACCGCCATTTTGGGAATAAACCCCAAAGCTATATGCTGTGTCCGTTCTGTATGAAATAGTCTCACTAGCTGCCCTTGATCCAGAATACCGAGAGTTAACAGCAACCGTTGTACCTATTGGGAATGATGTATTTGTCGAGCTGCTTCCGCTATAAACACTATTCCCGGTCGCCGCGACCGCTTTGTCATACGCTGTTTTAACGGCTTTTGCGGTTGCGAAATGAGAAGTTGACGTGCTACTTACTGAGCTGGTCACACCGTAGTTCGCAACGTTACTCAGACCGACGTCGGCTTTGCTCGGCTTATTCCCCGGACTGTAAACCCGACCTGAAGAGTCGTTAACGCTCCCCGACGCTGATACGCTTCCTGTTACAGAAACACCGCCGCTGGTGGTTTCAAATTTCGAACTGCCGTTGTAATACAGTACAGCACCAGCGTTATGAGTAGCCAGAAATAGCCATTCATTATCGACATCATTGTAAATACCGGTCTTTGTGCTGCCGTCATGCATAAGCACGGCGCGCCCCTCAATCGAGTAACCGCCCCATCCAGATTTACGACCATACGTAGCTACCGTACCATAGTTACCCGTCGCTTCACGCAGGTAGTATGCTGTACCCGCAAAGTAGTGGCGATTTGACTTAATCGAGTTAGTGCTACCTTGAATTTCAACGCCTGTACTTGAATAAACCGTGTCGCCCGAATGCCACACAATGTCATACCATGATTCTGAAGTATTTCCTGAGTTAACGTCTACTGTATCAGCCCATGTCGCAGTTGAAGCGTTGCCGCTTAACGCACCATAGAAAGTAGCCGCCCGAACTACACCATACGAACTGCCGCCCTGCGCGTAGAATCTAAAATCACCACCTGCACGCATTTGCAGACTTCCTGCATACAGACCTGATTGATGGAACCCAACCGTCGGATATACCGTGTTTGTTCTGCCATTACCTTTGACCTCAATACCACCGCCGTTGTAGTCGTTGCCTGTACCGTTAGTGATAATTCGTCTTGTGTTAAAGTCTTGGCTGCCACTGCCAGCTTTATAAGCAAATCGCGAGTTAGACTCTGACTCGGTGAAGTAACGACCATCTAGATGCGTTGAATAGTTGCTCGTATTCAGAACTGTACTGCCATTGAATTTCAATGCACTTGCGGTGTTCTGAGAGCCACCCTGAACAGTCAGCGAGTTCAACCCTGCCGCTAGTGTTAGATATTCAGTTGGAGATGCGTTGTCATTGTCAGCTTTGATTTTAATGTTACCAATGCTTTCAAATGAAGCATGAGCACCCGCAGCAGTCAGCCAGCTTCTGGCGTCCCCCACATATAATTTCTTACCGTCAGATAGCGCCAAGTCGCCATTAATCGCACCGCCAGTTAATTTCAGGTATCTCGTATCGTGAGTATGACTATCATTATTCACGGTTACTGATAAAGTAGCATTCGCACTACCATCCCAAGATACTGAACCACTTGCATCGCCAGAAAGCGTTAGCGTTCGTGCTGTTGTCCATTTGTCTGCATTCGGGTGATAGTTGTCTGCAAACAGACGTATTGCTGTTTTATCAGCACCCGCACTCTGACCGCCGAAGAACGCGGCCGTACAATCAAAATCTATACCGATATAACCCCAGTAACCATTAGAATTTGGGTGAGCTTGTGTCCACAAATACTTCCACGTATGACCGTATGTCGGTAGACCTGTAATGCTAGAACCTTGCCAGAAGCCAGATTCACGACGAAGTGCAGTATTACCCAAAATCGAACTTGGTAAAGAGCGACCGTATGTGCCTAGACCATAACCACTAGGTGCAGCACCAATTTCAGCAAGTGACCAACTTACATTCGAAGAGCCATTCACAGGACGAGCAGTATTGCCAATTGTCAGCGTTCGAGCAGTACCCCAGCTAGAGGTTGTAATATTAGCCGTGCCATCGAACGAGGTTCCGTTGATCGTTCTGGCCGTAGTTAACTTATCCGCATTTGGGTGATATGCATCATGGAACAAGTTTTTCCACGACTGCCACGAACCGCCAGTATTGCTCCAGCCACGAAACGCCAACATATTGTTGCCGTGACCACCTGCGATCTGCAAACCAGTATCTGAGTTTCTAGCGACAATTAACGAGCCGTAGAAGTTATTAGAGGGAGCATTTGAACCAGTACCACTTACACCATAGAATCCTGAATCTCTAAAGTTATTGTAATCAGTAACAACACGGCCTTGAACCGGAGCTGCACCTATCTCAGACAATGACCACGATAAATCGCCGCTACCATCAACTGTCTTGCTAGTATTTCCGATTTTTATAGCTCGACCAGTAGCCCATTTAGAAGCAGTCGAAGCGTTGCCACTCAATGCACCAGTGAACGTTGATGCTGAAACGTTACCTGTAAACTGAGCTTGACCACGATACATTTTCAGCCATTGTGTAAACGCGCCACCTTGCGAAGTAGTATCATAATCACCGAACTGCATGTATTCAGTGCCGTTGTCGTCAGCAGTTGAAAATCTCAAGTAACCTGCATTTGATGCACCCAACCATTCGATTGCTGCATCATCATTTGCAGAAACACCGGGGCCAAAACGAAGTTTTGTAATGCCGCCCAAGCTAGTGTGGTTGTGAGAGTTATCCGCAACGACCGTACTTAGCGTCACGTTCGAGCTACCGTCAATCGACACAGACCCCGTAACATCACCTGATAGACTTAAGATTCTTGCAGTTGTCCATTTATCTGCATTTGGGTGATATGCATCATGGTACAAGTTTTTCCACGATTGCCACGTACCACCAGTATTGCTCCAGCCACGAAACGCCAACATATTGTTGTTGTGACCACCTGCGATCTGCAAACCAGTATCTTTGTTTTGGGCGACAATCAACGAACCGAAGCTGTTTTTAGATGGAGCATTTGAACCTACATAATTAACACCGTAGAACCCAGACTCTCTATAGCTGTTGTAGTCATTGACAACACGACCTTGAACCGGAGCGGCACCTATTTCAGCAAGAGTCCACGATAGATCGCCGCTACCATCAAATAACTTGCTAGCCTCACCAACGCGGATTGTTCGAGCGGTTGTTAAAGCATCTGCGACTGGATGATAGTTGTCTGCATAAACGCGCTGACTTGAATTGACATACATGTTACCAGCGGCATACGTATGCCCCTGACCTTTCACCCAAAACGCGCGACGCGTAAAGTCGTGATTATCTGTAGCAGCGCCCACGAACGAGATGACGTTAAACGCATCTTCTGCATCATTTGCTGCAATCGCAATCGTCACATGCCCGTTACTTGGCCCTCGAATGTTCAGCGCCGTATCAGATCCACCGACCACGCCGTCACCCAAGTTAGCTGATTTTACGATAAAAGCCCCGGAGCCAAACTGTGCTTGGTTAAGGCCGAAATCAAGATCTCCCGCCATTGCGTCACCAGCACGGTTTACCGCGCCAATTTCTGCCAGCGACCACGACACACCTTTAGATCCATCAACCGACTTGGTTGCATTGCCGATAGTCAGAGCACGCGCCGTATACCACTTACTGGCAGATACCGCATTCGCCCCCGCATCAAGCTTGCTATTTGCCAAATCGTAGGCTTGCTTAACAGCGTAGGGTGTTGCTGCGTAGGCTGACGACGTACTGGCTACCGAGTTAGACAACTGAATCACACCCGTCTGCGACGTCGTGGCCGTTCGAACGCCAATAGAGAAGTTCGCGCCAAGCGTACCGCCTCCGGTGATCGCACCAGACACACTAACGGATGTCGCCTTGTCTGCTTTTGTCGCCAGAGTGTTATTAATCGCATTAATGGCGTTAGCATCATCATTTAACTGCGCCGCCAATTCTGTCAGCGTATCTAGCGCCTCTTGCGGGGCATCACCAAGCAATTGGTTATACAAGTTATCTGCGTGCGTCTTAGAGTTAGACTCTGCCAGCACTGCGCGATCATGCGCTCTCTTGGCTGCGTTAGAACTGGCGTAAACGGTTGAACTGGTGGAAGTGACAGAATCCGAAATATTGCGGTTATTCGGACTAAATACGCGCTGGTTGTTTTCGTAGATTTCACCAGTAGTTTGAATCTCACCACTCACCAACACACCGGCCTGAGTCGTAGTGAGGCGCACATTACTGCCGTTAAACAACTTAACTGACGGCTCGGCACCACCTTGCAGCTTCATAATAGACGCGAGGCCACCCGAACCATTATCAACCTGAAAATCCACCAAGCCATTTACTGCTTGTTGTCTGACAATAAGATTGCCGGTTTCATTTTCAACGAACGAGTTTGTACCGTCGTGATAAAGCGTTAGATCGCGAGCGTCACCCACTGACCACTCAAAGTTATCACCAAGCGTTACATCCCCTTCAACAAAAGAGTCCGCGTCATTACGCACATACTGCTTGTGTGGGTGCACATCGGTAAGGTGAGATTCAAGATCGTAACCGCCAAGCTCTCGCTCATCAAAGTTTAAGTGTGCATTGGTTAGCTCAGTCGCACCCGCTGGTACGTCGGCCACACATAAAATCACATGATGCTCTTGCACTTGCGCTTCAGTCAGCACCTTAATGCTGGCCGCTTCAATGTCTGAATCCGAATCCACCTGACTGGTTGTAACGCCATGCTCAAAGAAAGCCTCAAGAACCACGTAGGAAACTTGACCCGCCGGGATTGATAATGAAATCGGCTTTTGCTGGCGAACGGTTAACAGGTAGTCGTCACGCTCCACCAGCGCCACACCAAAACTAACCGACTCGCCGGTTTGGTTTTGGGTGTTACTAATGTCAAGCGTAAGACCATCGCCCGGAAAGCACGCAAAACCTCGGAAGACCCCGGCGCGTACAATACCGCAAAACTTGCGGTTTAAGCTGGTAGACGTGAACGGCTCTAGATACTGAATATCAGTAACTAAAGGCATGGATGCAGCGTCAGAGGTTTGAGCTGCAAGTGTGATCATTTCAACTGTCATTGCCGCGCCCCTTACACTGTCACAACTACGTCAGAGCGAGCCGTTTCAATGGTAATTTCTAGCGCGATACCACGATCTGAATACAGCCATACCGGCTGTGTGACAGCGACCGCGATCAAATTGCCGTTCGTATCCTTTACGCCAACGCAGGAGAATTGCTTTTGCTCTTCCAAAGCGCCTGAAGGAATCGACGTCGTGATAACGATATAGCCATTTACATAGCTATATGCCGCGTCGGATGTGTAAAACACATTATCAACGTAGGATTTATCAAGGTCGATATCCATAGCACTAGGCACGCCATCGACGGTTTCAATGAGATCGTATCCCCAATCAATCTGGCCGAACTGAAAGTATGGCTCCTGATTGGGTAGGCTCGACAAAGCCCTTTGATCGTAATATTTATTCAGCAATGTGCTGTTTTTTAAAACAACGGCCATAACACCTCACGCGGGTTTGTTAATGGCGTTCTTTTAAGCGGGGAAGCGAGTTAATAGTAACGTCTATCGAGCGAGATTGCATCACATGGAACACTATCCATTCGTGGTGTGCCATAAATTGGCGTAGCTTTTACCTCATCGCTCATTGCTGAGTTCTCTGTTACATCGTCTTGCGTATTGCGCGCAACCTCAGTTTCATCATGAACCTGAAAAGGAACATCTGCGACGTGAGTCGTCACCGAGTGAAGCAAATCAAAGACATCAACAATGCTAATGGAGATATAGTAACTCTGACCATCACAGACAATCCGTAGTGGTACCAGCGGATAAATAACCCGGCGCACCTTTTCCTCAAACAGTGCGATATCATCCTCTGACACCCCATTTTCACCGCCAGACACGTCGTTAATAGGCACGCGGATCACGCCTCGACTGGTCATAAAGAAGTCGTCACGGAGTAAGCCTTGTGGAGCGTAGCTGTCTATCTCATGCTGCGTCACAAACAGCGAGCCATACGGATACTTTTCCTGATCAACAGGTGCGTATTGTGGCTCCCATGATACGCGCATTCCGAAAAACTCCCGCGTTAGCGTTGCCACCAGCGGATAAATAGTCTTCTTAAAGTGGACTTCATCTTGTCGGCGCATGATAACGTGTGGCAAATCCTCTTCCACCACACCATCGGAGATCGGAAAGACTTTGCGCAGTTCTTCGGTATCACGGAGTAAGTCTTTCACTTCCATGTCGTAAAGCGAGTTGCGCGCCTTAAGCCGGTCTAGGTACCCCTCAACATGATCGTTAATGCCTTGCGCGAGTGCGGACGCCAAATCAAGCCAGCTTTGCTCACTGGCTTTAGTGGAAGTTAACTGGCCCTGTAACCACTCTTTCAGTTCAGATAACACCATAGTTACACCTTCGGATAAGTCAGATTAATAACGGTCGCTGGCGCATCGACGTACTGATAAGTATCAATGGGAACATTTTCTAAAATGCCCGTTGCATCCACATGAAACTTATAAATACCGTTGGCCGCCGCCACGGTGTTTACGGCATGCCAAATGTCTTTGAGGTAGACGCTTGACGCTTTCTTAACGTCCTTGCCGTACAGCTTGTTGAGCTCATCAATGATCGCTTGCTTACCATCATCAATGTTATAACCGTCGTACACCTCACCTTCCACAACAACGCTTACAGGCGCGTCCTTACGCGTTACAAAGGAATAGGTTTCGTTATACGCCTCTTTACCAACAAACAAGTTAAGAATGGCCTCACCTAAAGCCTCATCGGTCGCCGTGGAAGAGTACGCACAGATAAAAATATGATTGATATTGGTTAAGTCTTTGACACCGGTTAAGACTTCCTGAGCTTTCTCTCCCCACACCTCAATCCAGATAAGGTTAGGGATGTTTGCCTTGATATACGCTTTGTAATCGCCGTCCCACACCACCTGATTATCGTAAATAGACGAATACAGCGCACCATTACGGATAGATTCAATATCTTCAGGCTCTTCGCCGCCGGTGATCTGCGTTGCCGTCACAATGGACAAACCATCAGGATCAAAGTTTAAGCCTTGGTTTTCATTGACGGTTAGCTTTTGGCCGTCAAGCAACGTAGTTTCACCATCCGTCAGCCACAAATCGATCTCAATTCGGGAACCAATCTCCGGGATCTTGCCGTTGGTATCATTACCAAAGCGGATCGCGTATTCATCCGTGGATTTGTAAGTTTCCATGTATACCTTAGAATCGCCGTCCGCATTACGGAACTTAAACGAATCTTGCCACTCTTCCCCATCGACACGCACTACCATTTTATGCAGTCGGTCTGTGTACTCCGACGGGATCACCACGGTTAACCAACTTTCGGCGGTTTCAACCGTGTACGATAGCGTTTCAATACTCACCTGAGACAAGGACAGAACGGCGCTTTTCCCGGCACCAATATCAATATGGTCCGTAATGGTGTAAGCCACTTGGTTAGTGGCCGAACACTGCAAAAGTGACGCGGTAGTAATACGCACCCCTGTTGTGTTAATGACAATCACGCTACCCGTAGAAGGGCTTGCCTTTCGGCCAATATGACCCCGACTCTCTGCGCCAGCCAAAATGGCCGTGCGCGTGGTAGCGGTAACGAGAAACGAGTTTTGCAGTGCCTTAGCTGCGGCTTGCTCACAACGTTTAACTACCTGAGCCATAAATACCACTAGGTAAGAAACAAATTGCGAACCAATAAAACGCTGCCACCATGTCGATTTACTTAGTGCGGCATCGAGCGTGCTTTTGATTTCGGTTAATGTGCTCATAGGGTTACATCCTGATTAATTGTTGTGGCTACACCACTGATTGATAACTTGATATTCCAACGGTCTACAGACACCGGCTCAACGCGTATCGAGGTAATGGCAACATCAGCAATGTCTTGCGTCATATCAATGGCGATATGGTTTTCAATCGCCGCTGACGTATCGCCATTCATTGGACTGTGCCGGTACTGTGCAAGGCGATTCCCCCAATGGGGCGCACCCCATATCTGCCCCTCTGGTGTACTGAGCCATTCAGCCACGCGAGCAAGTTTGGCCTCTCCGCCACTGTAGGTTTGCACCCCATCAATGTTTGCGGTCAGTTTGTAAAAGACTTCATCAGCCATATTGCTTACTCCAAGTCTGCGCTTTGGCGCTGTAGTGAACGGTCAGTAAAGTTATTTGGAATGCTACCCACCCCAGGATTGTTTGATTTCGGCTTGGCTGCACTGCCGGTTGACTGGCTAGCGCCCACCTCAACGACGGTTGTGTCTGCATTGGCTTTCTTGATGCCTTTCGCCAAATCGTCCACGCTTTTCTTATCCAGTTGGATAACGTTAGGCTCTTTGCTCTTCTGTAGCTCCGCTTGCGCTTTTTCGGCCTGAAGTGAACTGACAGAACGGTTAGTCTGAACCTTGCTTACACTGCTGGTAGGTTGCAACTTAGTGATCCCGCCCGTAGAGCTCAAGTCAGTCACGCCACCAGAGGAACTCAGGCTAGTAATGCCACCTGTTGAGCTCAAATCTGTGACACCACCAGTTGAACTAAGGCTAGTCACCCCGCCCGTTGAGCTTAGGTCCGTAACGCCACCCGCAGAACTTAAGTCAGTAACACCACCTGCGGAACTCAGATCAGTAACTCCGCCCGTATAACCTAAGTCAGTGACACCGCCAGCAGAACCCAAGTCAATCACACCGCCTTCAGGACTTAAGTTGGTAATCCCACCAGCGGAATTTAACTCAGTCACACCCCCGGACTTATCCAACTTAGTTACACCACCCACAGCGGCCACTTTAGCGACTGGCATGCCATCCACTTGTTGCTGTTGTGCGTTTTGGTATCGTTCTTTGGTTTCTTTAATCTTCTCTAGTCGGTCCTCAACACGCTTGGAGCGAGCATTAGAAGGTTGACTCTCACCTTGCTGAACTTCACTGCTTTCCGCTGAAGAACTCGCTACACTCGATTGCTCGGTCTGCTTCAGTGATTCAGAACGCGCCTTCATTTCGAGGTTTTTCTCTTTCTGCTTGGCGACCTTCTTAGCCACGGATAATGGCATTCCACGACCGACCAAACGATCGACTTCATCTTGATAAGAGCTCGATGACTGCGACTGACTCACGGTAGCGGCCTTGCTGTCTTCCTGCTTTGATTCACTCGATGACTTGCTGGTAAAGAGATCGTAAATACCTTTCGCAATATCACTTGCTTCAAAGGTCATTTTCTCTTTGGCACCTTCGAACCCTAGCGCGCCTAGTGCGTCACCCACCAGACCCGCAGCACCCGACACCAGACCACCCATATCAAGCACGGACCCTGCCGCCATGGCGGCTTTCTGTCCGGTTGTCGCCTCTTCCCCTTCTTTGAGGTTAAAGGTTTTCTGTTGGGCCTCTTTGTCGTTAAATCCACTGTACGCGTCATAGGCTGCAAGCATAGGCGCAAGGAACGGCACGGCTTTACCTGCCCCTCTGGCGAGTGTCGATACTCCTTTAAAGGCTTTCCCTGCCATGGACATGCCACCAGCGGCAATACCTGCTCCTTTTTTACCGGTAGCACTTAGGACCGACTTTAATCGGCTAGGGCTTTCTGGCTTGCCAACACTTACGCTTCGGCTAGGACGTCCGCGACCGCGCTCGCCACCACCAAACAAGCCACCACGACCACGGCCCCGACGCCCACGACCGGCACGACCACCGCCGCCACCGAATAGCGAACCCAAACCGGCCAATTCTGATAAGAGCCCATTATCTTTTCCTTTCGTGTGTGAGCTGATTTCATCCAGAAGAGCAATGATTTCCGCGTTCGATTGCTTTTGCTCTTCGCTTTGCTCTTGCAAGATCTCTTTGTTGTTCGCTTGCAAGGACTGTTGCTTGGTGATCGACAATAGCGACTCGCCACCGGCTGGCTGATTAGGTTCAGACTTTGCTTGTGTCGCACCGGTCGCCATACCTGCCATGGCATTACCAAATGACTGCGTAAACCCGGTAGATTGAGCAATGCTTTGCGAGTCACTGCGATCTGTCAGCTTCGAGTCAGACTGAACCCGGTTCGACTGCTGCGTTTTACTCTCTGCCAGCTCTTTAATGCTGGTGGCTGTGTCACTTTTCTTTTCTGATTCAGACTGAGCAACGACGCGATCACTCTGCCCGACTGTCTCAAACGCGGAGCTGGCGCGGTCGCTTTGTGTGACCGTATCCGATTGTGAACGGGTGCTTTCCTGCTTGGAGATTTCAGCTCGTTCACTTCCTTGCGGGACCACTTCGGCGCTCGTAAATGCTTCTTGAGTCTCTTTGTCTTTGCCAAAGAACCGGCCAAACGAAAAGGCATCACTCGACGTCCACTGCTTTTTGATCTCACTGGTTTTGTCTACAGCGGTATCAATGCCCTGAATGACGTTTTCACCGACGTTATACAGTTCTTTTGCTGCATAGAACCACGAACCACCAGCAGCGGCCCCGGCTGCGTCGGTCGCGTCATTGTTTGCGGCCTCATGCCCCACATCTACAGCGGCCCTGAAGGTGCCCACCACCTTAGTTAGAATCGTGGATTGCTTCTCAGACTCACGCTCTTTGGCAATATCGGCTGCGGTCTTTTGGTACCGGGCGCTTTCTTCCTTGCTGGCGTAGGTACCATTGCCACGACGTAACCGGCCCTTTTCATCTTTCCAGAAATCATCAAACGCGCTAAAACCGTCTGTAATGGCTTTTTTAAGTGAATCCGTATCAACATCAGGCGAATCAACGTTAACGCTCACAGGCTGCGATTCTGACGCATCCTTGCGGTCATTTTGGCTAGCTGGTGGCGTAACTACGACCGTAGGCGCTTTCGGATCGGATTTTGGTCCTTCCTGCTGCGCTGGCTGCAAGCTGTCTGCGACCGACGACGGATTCGTTAATTGCGGTTCAACGGTCCCGGCCTCGCCTTCCTCTGCTTGAGTAAAACTATCTTGCTGCTTGCGCTTTACCAGTTGCGCGGTCACTTCACCACGACGGGCTTTAGCGTTGTTTTTTTTGCGTCTTTTGGGTTTGTTATTAGGAATTGAAGGGGCTTTTTTGCCACCTTCCATCACCTGATTCTCACCACTGGAAACCACACCTACCCCGACCGGCTGATCGAGCTTGGCGCTAATCTCAGACAACACCTTTAATTCTCGGTCGCTGGCGTGCTTTATCGAATCAACCACCAGCGACAAATCAATCTCTTCGTGTTCAATTGCCATTTTTAATTTTGTCCTTCAGTGATTCATCCAGTTTTATAGCGAGCCCTTCCGGTGTACCCATAATGGCATCCACCGGCTGACCGCCATAAATCGTCATGTTCTCAATGAGAATTTGCCAACCGGCCTCGTTATAGCGTTGCAATGAAGTCGTTAGCCCGAAAGGGAACAAGCAATAGCTTGCCTTGGTCCTCCCCTTTCTCGACCGCGACCTTACAGTTTTCATGCTCGGCCACCAGCATGTATTTGCCGTCGGCGTAGCGCGTTAGCAAACCGTGTTGCTGCTTACGAATGCCGATCTCAACATTGGCAAAGAACGAACGAAATTCCGTATCGACGGCCATCTTGCGGATCTGCTCTATCTTGTACTGGTAGGCGGATTGCTCATCTTCCGGTTGGTTCGGGAACGTCACTTGATGCGCGATCTGACTGAGCTTGAAACTAAAGTCGGCTTGCTTGCGCTCTTTGGACCCTTCCGGGTATGCCTTAACACCTTCCGCCGCCATTTCCAGCGCTTCGCACGCCTTACCATTCAATGGCGATACGACAATGCCCTTAATCAATCGACCGGCTACGCGAGCATCAAACTTGTGTTCTGGCAGTTGGTCAAACGCGGTTGAGGTGTTAGCGAGCGTATGCGCGTTGATATCAATGTAATGGTCCTCTTTGCAGTGATCACACTGGTAGCTCACCGTAATTTCCGGGTATTCACGCGTAGACACAAAGATCCACCATAGTGCCGTGCGTCGGTCTTCGCCGGTCCAGTTGGCCGAATCAAAGATCTCACCGCTTTGCTTGCTGGTGTCTTGGATCTGGTTAAGGTACTGCGTGGTGTGCATTTCTTCTTGCTCTGGACTGAGCTCGGCAAACGTCAATGCATCATCAACGGTCGGGACGCGGAAATACACCACGCGCTTGATATTGGATGGTAAAGGGAATGGAGGGACTTGCATTAGAATACCTTCTTACCTACTGAACTGAATTTTTGGAAAACGAGCGGGAACGAGGCGACCGTGTTGATATCTTCACGCGACCACGTTACATCCCCTTTTTTGGTTGGATAGACCTGATAGGACTTGTACAGGGTTTTATTACCCTCTTCGTCTATCGTGTACAAATGGATTTCAAACACGTACTCGGACGGGATATTGATAGTGCCATCTTGGTTTTTAACTCGCGCTAGTCGTTCATCAAACCATTTATTCATGACAAGATTTTGCACGTCGCGCACGGTCATGGTGATCTCACCTGCGCTCGATGACGTTGGCAAAGCAATACCACCAGAGCCGACCACCTTCACATCGGTATCAATGGACCCGGCACCAAAAGACACGTCTTTCACGTAAATATCGGCATTGTCCGGGACCCCCTCCCCGGTAAACTCTACCGCCCATTGCCAGCCATGCAGCCACGGCATGGAAAAGTAATCCGATACCACTTTCTTAGCGGTTCGCATATAAGGCGACGGTTGCGTTCTACCACCAAGTACGGACTGAATAACGCCATTAACCGCACTACGCCCCGCGCTACGTAAAGAACTGCTACTAAAAAAACTCATGTGCCACCTCGCTAAATGGTGAACATTGGAATGATGGCTTGCGAGCTTTTGATCTTGTCTTCAAGCTCGGTTCGGCGCGCTGCAATATCGGCCTCGGTTGGAATGTCGCTCGCATCGAGCTTTCCAGCCACGGACACACGGCGGATACGGTCCGAGTTAGGCGATAGGATCAATAACTCTAGGTAGTCAGCAATGAGCGTAACGGAGTTGGCCGGTAGCGTAATTGTATTGATATCTGCGTCCCGGAGGTTTTCAAGATACATAAGCGTTAAAGGAAACTGGCTAGCATCAACCTCACCAATTTCTAAGCTTTGCCCCCACACTTCAGAGCACACATAACGGCCATCGGTATCTTTGAGCGCCACGCGAGTCAGAAACCGCTCTGGTAGTGGATATGTCCCGCCGATCACGTCCGCTTCGGTAATGCGCGCCTTTGCCATGAACCCGGCTAAGTCTTGATACTTACCGATTGCCTTTTCGAGTAAGGCATTCAGAGCCGTAGGTTCGCTGTGTAGGAGCATTGGGAATCGTGCTTTCACTGACTCTAATAGTTTGGCTGGCGTTGTCATACATCCCCTTTAGATAAAAAAATGGCGTGCCGAAACACGCCTTATCAAACGACTTGAGCGCGTTAAACTTACAAATCAACCCAGTTGTACTGAATGGTGAATGCCGGTTTAACCAGTGCCGCCGTGTCTTCTGTTGATAGGTCGATTGCATCAGAGCGGACCTTACAGTGAGATAGACGGAACTTGTGTGCATCCGGTGCCACGCCCATGGTTGATTCTGGCGTCATTTGGATTTTCACCGTGACATACTCTTTATCGCGCACAATCTTGCGCAGCATGCCAATCACTGGACCTGTCAGTGTTTCCACACACGTCACAGCCACTTCACCTTTATTCTCTAGCGCGCCATGCTGAGTGAAACCCAGACCCATAGGACCGAAATCTTCCACGTCTGCACGACCCATCGCTGGCATTTGCGTAGAGCGAACGCGTACCGTGATATCCGGGTACTCTTCGATTGTCATTTCGAATTCAGTCGCCATGGATTTTTCACCAGCGGCCACGTTCTTAAGGAATTTTGCTTTCAGGTAAGGCATGTTACCCGCTGTATCAATAAATCCTGCCATATTTTGTACCTTTTAGAAAAAGTAATTAGTAATTCTTGACTTGTTAATCATTTGTTTTGGCGCTGCGGTTATCGAAACCGTGTTGTACGCGTAACTGCCAAGCTTGGTCTTTGGTGCATTCAGATCAAAGCTCACCTCACTGATCCGCATCGGTGAAATAAACTTATGCCCGATATTGAACTTGGCCGCCGCCGGTATCCGTCCGCCTATCTGGCTGGTGGATATTGGCGACTTGTTCAATAACTCCGGGCTCGCCATCTGCATCAAATACTTGATAGGAAGATCCACCTCTTGAGCGGCATCTGAGTAAGCCACCAGCAATAGCTGAAGACTCACTTCAGGGGGTTCAATCCCTTCCCACACCTGTTGGCTGTTCCATTGTGTTTTTGACGTCCGCTCCGTGGATGCCTGAACAATGGACGCCCCTTTGTCGATCACCCCGGCATTGCCTACCGTGTCACCTTCAAAGGGACTTTCCCAAAGGGACGTTAGCGACAAACGGCACTCTTCAGTGAGATAACCAACAACGGTCACATCCTGATTTCCAATCTTTTGAGAGATGTAGCACTTCAGGTAATCCGAAATGCCATCATCATTGGGAACGCCGCAAATCACCGCCATAACAATTACATACCGCGAGACTTACGTGCACGCATCGACTTCTTGCGCGCGGCCTTAGCTGCGCTAGAGTTCGCTTTACGACGTGCTTTTTTCAGAGCGGCTTTTTGCGCTGCGGTCATACGACGTTTACGCTGGCGCTTCTTGATGTAAGTCACTTGACCGTCACGGATCACCTTGCGGACCGACTCAAGCATCACTGACTCACGCACGGCGAACTCGGCAATGATTTCGTCAGAATCTAGGTCAGAAAGTGACGTTTCAAGAGCTTCATACACACGTTCTGCCGCGTCTTCGTCATCCCCCATTAGCTCAACATCCACCGAATCCACGCCAGCGAACGACGTCATAAACTCAGCGGCCTGATCAGATAGCTGCTCATAAGTGGCGTTATCCGTATCATCAAGCTCAACGTCGCCTTCAGCATCGCCAGCGGCCATACCAAACAGCAACGCATCGAGCTCTTCAAAGTCGGCATCGCCACCGTCTACCCACTGAATAACAGCGGACGCGGCATCTTGGCGCTGTTGCTGTGAGGCCATCGACGTGATCGACTCAAGCATGGCGTCTTGCGCTTCGACTGACTCAAAAAACGCAGTCTCCGTCACTTCCTGAATTTGAGACTCTGGCTCAGGCTGCGCTTGTGGAACACGGAAAGGGCGCGCAAGTACTGCGCCCTCCTGAAAGATAGATTTACTCATAAATCACCGGACCTTATTGAACTAGGATTGGTTCGCCAGAGAAGCGACGACCAGAACCCGACGGACAGATAGACCACACCACTTTCCAGTGGTCAATGGCTACTTGCTCGATGGAGTATTGGAATGACTCGGTACCATCAATATCTGGATTACGAGGCGTAACCAGTGCACCAATGGAGTCGTAAGCTTCCAGAATGTCACGCATGCCGCTATCTAGGCCGTCCGCCGTGATACCGTCTGGATTGTGCTTAATGGTGTTTGCCAGTGCGTTGAAGTCACGCGAGATAGCATCTGTAACCGAGACTACTTGCTCAAAACGCAGGTAGTTCTCTTGAACCGCTGACGTGAGCGAGTCGTCGATAAACAGAACGCCTGAATCGTCTTTTGCCACTTTGTTTAGACGCGCTTTGTACATCGCTTCATAGTCAGGCTTACCGGCACCTTTCATTGGCGCTAGGTTAGTACGCGAGATAGTCGCGCGAGCCACACCGGCGGCTGTGTAGTGCCAACCCGGCGTTGGTGACGTGCGAGCAAGGCCATTGGCTTTTGCTGCGAATGCCACACCAGACAAGCCCCACATCGCTTTGTTTTGGTACGTTGGACACTTCGCCGTGTATGGGAAGTGGAAGAAACTTGCACGATGTTCGTTCAGGCTTAGGCCCGTTTTCTCGGCTAGTGCTTCATCAAACGTTTTACGTGGATCGATATCAAAGAAACAGCCAAGGCGCTTGTCGTTCGCTACAGCGATCAGTTTCTTTTGTACGTCAGTATCGTAGATACCAAACGCGTCGATATGGTTGTACGCTACGCTGGTGGTATCAATCAGCTCGATAGCGGCATCAAAGTCTGTTGCCACGATATCCGCGATAGAACCATTGCTTGCGCCCGTAAACGCAGTAGCAGCCACGGTGGCTAGATTGGTGGCGACGGCTTGTGTTACGGCGTCTGCATCAATCACACACTCTAGGTAGTCAGAACGACTTTCAAGCACGGTTTCGATGAACGCAGGAGCGCCCATAGAATCGAGAGCGTTAGGATTGAATGACACCACCAGCTCTTCTAGCGTCGATGTTGAGCCCGTATCATCCGTTTCCGTCAGTGTCAGGGTAAACATGCCTTCGCCATAGATGGCCGCGTCTGATTGCGCGATTGCCAGAGAGCGGTTTTCTGAATCCGCACCGTCTTTGATAGCAATACCAAGAAACTCACCTTCAGCCAGTGTTAGCTCACCGCTGTAGTTCACCGCTTCATTGGTTAGCACCAAATCCGCCGCTGGTTGTGAGAATTTGATCGCCGGGAACGTCGCTGCGGCTGGCACCACACGCACCACGTAACCAGAGCCACCCACCAACGCTTCATCCAGTACGCGACGACCGTCAGCATTAGGACCAAGGCTAGAATGGTAAGGCTTACCTAGCACGCTAAGCGCATTTGCTCGCGTAATAGCGATAATTTCACCCGGTCGGCCCTTCTGTGCAATGATTGGCGACGCAAACACCAACGCATTCGAGGCCGCACCTGCCGCTACCGAGCCATCAGCATTGATAGGCGCTACAGCGGTACCCGCGACATTACTCATGTTAAATGAGATAGATTGAGTCATTATTCACCCTCTTTCAGTGTTAGCTCATGGGACTTCAGTGCTTCCACAACTTCAGCCAGACCCGCGTCCGCAATGCCTTTCACGGCGATCACGTCTGCCGCTGTCATTGCGGTTAGTTGTTCGATTTTTTCCACACCTGCCGCCAGTAGGGCTTTTTGCACGTTCGAACTCAGACCAAGATCGGCCACCAGCTCAATCGTCTTCACGCTATCACCCGGCTCTTGAACCGGATCTTGCTGTGTCGGCTTCGCTTTTGCTTCCGCTACGCGGTATTTCAGGATGTTTGGATAGGTTGCTTTTAGATCAGCAAACTGCTCTTTTGTGACTTCAACGTCTTTCGCGTATGGCTTTAGCGTTAAACGCTTGTGGCTACGCTGAATAAACGATGGATTGGAAACAAGGTAGATTTTGCTCATGTGCACTCCGAAAAGGGCGACCTAAGCCGCCCTCTTATTGGTTAGTTACTTACGCTGCTGCTGGCTCTTCATCAATGATGTTGAGGCGGTAGAAGTACTCTTCACCTTGGTATGGGTGAACTTCACCGTAAGCCAGTTCGTAAAGCGTGTTGCGCGCTTTCAGGTTCGAACCGATTGGGTGCGTGTACATGGTTGCTGCGATTGCATCACCGGCAACGTAACCCGCTTCAGAGTGAGAAGCGCCACGGCCATAACAAATGATCTCGCCAGCATCCAGAACGATTGGCGCTTGGTAGACTTTCCACACACCGAATAGACGGCCAGCGTAGTGAATGTTGTTTGATTCACGGTAGTTCGCTGGTGGGATAAAGTGAGGCGCACCTAGTGACTTAAGAATGGTTGCCGCGTAAGAGCCAACAAACATACCTGTCATGCCGGTTACTTTGGTAGACGCTAGGATCTTCTGAGAAATGCCAAGCAGCACTTCGTGTAGACGCTCGCGCTTCATGCGCCAGTCTTCACCGTCTGGCGTATAGATGTTGAAAGTTTCTTCTTTGTAAGTAACAAACTTCATATCTACAAGGTGACGTTGTGACTTTTCAGCCGCCAGCGTGTTACGCATGTGCGACATTTGCATGGATTTCAAGTCAGTGTTGAATTCACGTTGCATCGTGAACATGGCTTGAATCGTTGCGTCTGCTGCGACTACGTTTTGAGAAGGGTATAGCAACACAGAATCCATATCGTGGTCGATAACCGGGATTAGCTCCGGGTTTGACTCAATATCCACTTCGAATTCAACGTGTAGCTCAACACCGTCAGGCAGTGCCGTTGTTGGTGCTACGGTCAATTTACCCACAGAACGGTCTACCGTTGCGTTAATGGTGTATGCCGTTTCAGCAATTGTTACATTACCCACAAGCGTCGTTTGACCACCTGCTGTCTCACGCGCGATACGCTTACGGTTAACCCATAGCGACACCGAACCTTTCTTGAATGGAATGGTGATTGTTGAGTTAGGAAGGTCTGTTTTCGAATCAAAGACAAATGACGTTTTCACGCCGTCTGGCAGTTGCTCTGCGGCAAACGGGTAACGCTGTTTCATTGACGTGTAGTGACCAACCGTTGTCTGGTCAATCTCTGCGCCTTTCTTGTAACCACCAAAGTCAGAACCGGCACGGCGGTAAACCTTAAAGATTTCCGCTTCGTTCGCACCCGCCGGGATCATTGTTACCGCGTCCAGCGTTGCCGTTTCTAGCAGTACTGGCAGCACTAGGCCGACCATGCGAGCGCGGATTTCAACACCTGTCGATTCAGACAGTGATTGGCCGATAGATTCAAGCATCATCGCGCCAGTTGAGCCGTCCGCCTTGCGGCCTTCTAGCATCATCATGTTGCTAACGGTTTTGTACGCTGACGCCATGATCTCATCACGCGGTAGCTCACCGTAAGTTTGCTCATAGCCACGTACTGAGCTTTGCATTGCTGTTACGATGCCGATCTTAGCTTCGTCTGACATGTCCACGCTTTCAAACATTGGTTCGTTAGCGATAGCTGCTTGAATGCCGCTCATACGACCGGCGTCGTCCGCTAGGAAAGCACCAGAGTTCGGATCAAACTGCGACTCGATACTAAGGTTTCTCATGCGGTTGGCGAAATCGGCAATATTGCCGACACGTTGTTGGAATTTTTCTCGTGCATTACTCATTCAATAAATCCTTCGTTTGAGAAAAGTTATTAGGAATTGCTAAGCCGCATGAAACGCGGTTTGAATACATCCAATTTCCGATAGTAGAAGGTTTAAAAATGAAAAAAAATAGCGCGACCAGTAGCTATAAATTACTGTTGGTTAAGGGTATTTTCTTGTTTTGTGGCTTTTGTTGGCGAGTAATGATTTTTCAGAAATAAGCTGTTGAGTTGATTAACTGTTGTTAGTTATCTGGCTGAGATTTGTGCGGAAGATTTTTTTTGAACGTTTGAGCGGAAAACGGCGGGGAGCGCGTCTTATCAGCTCACGCCACCAGTGAGTAACAGCATGGCCTTTTCAATCAGAGCGGAGTACTCGATAGTCGCTGGTGGCAGATTCAAACCAAAGCCGATCAGCACATCACGCACCACACCGAGATAGACCATATTGATAGCAATGGCCCACACCAACGCACCGCGCGCCGTGCGTGCAATGGTAGACTGGCTGGCAAGGTTTAGCTTATCCATGGTGTTAGCCCACTTAAGGCGCTCTTCGTCACTGGTAAACAGACCATCCACCAGCTTCGTAGCTTCGTTAATGGTCGCCTTGACCGTGCCTGATTTGGCCGTGGTAAACAGACCTAAGATCGTTGATAGTATTTTATTCATCGTACTTTCCTTTGGGGTTTGGGTGAGTCAATCGGTGTTGTCTTCGGCTGCGTAGATCAGGTTTTCCGCTTGACGGTTAACCCAACCACGACCGAACTCGTCAAACGTGTCTAGCTTCGCGGTAAAGAACAAACGGTAAGCCGCAAAGCGCAATAGCTTGTCGTTCTCAGACATCGCCTCTGCGGCTCTGAACGTTTTCGGACCTGCAATGCCGTCGTCTTTCGCCTTAACCGCGCGTTGAAAGATTTTCGTTGCGTAGTACGGGCCGTGGTTATACACCGCGTCCAGCATTTGGAAGCGCATAGCATCACAGAAACGATGCATACCAAGCGGGTGATAGAAATCTTCGTACACAATCGCCTTACACTGTTCACGCGTGAGACTAGCGATATCAAGATCCGGGTACGACATAGCCGATACGCCATACTTGGAGCCCTTCAGTTCACCAACCCCTACCTTGCCACCGGTCCAGTTACCGCGATCTTTCGGATTAAGTGACAGCTTGCCTTCGTGACCCATAATGCGGTCAAACAGCTTATCAAAACCAATCTTAGCCATGTTTACTTACTCCAATCATTACTAAGGTTTAAATTAAAATGCATTAAAATTTGCACTTGTTAGGAATTGTTGTTACATTCCTTCCCGTTGACGGGTTTAAGCCTTCCCGGAGACTGGACATTGAAATATCCTATTTATCAGTTGTTTTATTGATTGCTAAACAAACTTAACTAGCCAAGTAAAGTTGTTCCGCCACCTCTAACCGGGTGGCTTTTTTTTATCTATACGAAATACACTTCTAGGCCCGTTACGCGCTCTACATAGTTCACCACATTAGCGCCACGCTGCATCCCTAGCCTTATCTTGCCGGTGATTGTCTCGCCGTTCACAAAGTAAATCTCGTTTTGTTTTTCGGACCAATGCACTTCCTGAAACGCATAGGAGTAAGGCCCAAAGTGAAAGTAATACAGACCTTTAATGGCCGACGGCTTAATGATGCCTCTTGGTCGGTTAAACCAGTAAAACGCCACCATTAAGACCGCGCAAAACAGCAAAGATAGATAAAGTTCGTTCATTTAAAAATACCTAAATTGGGGAGCAATATTGGCATTGTATCAGAACTTATTAGTAATGCTTGAAGACTTCCTTCGTTGCCGGTCCAATATCCGGCCTGTCCACCTGATTACTCGCAATCGTAAAGGTTACTGCCTTCTCAAAGTACTCCAATGCTAACGCGCGCTTGCTGGTGGCCTCTTGCGTCATGGTCCCTATTGCATTCGCTGCATTGCCTACCTTGCCTATCTCGGCCTCAAGTACGGTCGCATGCGCCAGACAGCGGTTTTTCTGGTCTTGGGTAAGCGGTACCGGGTAACGCACCTCTGACTCTGTTCCGTCCGGGTTTGGTACCGATACCGGATCAGGCCATACCGAAGCGTTAATCTCAGTCATCAGGGTTTGCGTACTGGCTAAGTGCGCTTGCACATCACTAATGGCCTGTTCTAACGCGGCGATCTCTGGTTTGCTGGTAATGGGTAAGATGGACGGCCAAATCGTGTCATTCTCTCTCCCTTCAACAATCCGGTAGACCTTCGCCCCTTGGGACACCTGCTCTAAATCGGTTGGCTCACTGGCAAGCGTGATATAGCCATTCCATCCGGGCAATTTACTAGCGGCCAAACTGAGCTCACCTGATAACGCCAGAATCGCATCAGGAAGGCGTTTAACACCATCACTGGTATAATCGGCCTCGGATTCCACCGTTGCGCTGTAGGACGGCCCCACGGAGCCAGAAACCGACAGTAACGCTAAACCCTTAGTTAAGTTCTCCGCCTCAACCAAGCCACCAGCATCATAAAAGCTAATAAAGCTTTCTACCTTGTCCTCTGTAATCATTGCTTTTCCTAGTCAATCGTAAATAAATCTTGCCCGGAGACAATCACCGCTCCGCACGCCATCGGATCGCCAACAAGGGCCATGGCTACCCCGTTCACCGTCAGCAAGGCCGATCCCACATTCACGCCAACGTGTGGCGGATTATCGGGCTTGGTGTGCATCACACTGATATCGGACGTTTTTGATAATGGCGTCCCGTTCACGGTAAAAAGTGGCTCTCCTGTTACCACCACGCCCGGACTGAATCCATCATGGCCCGAATCCACGGACCCCACATGGCATACTGCTGGCATCACTTACTCCTTATCCTAGCTTCCATGGTGCCGCTGCTGCGATCACCGCAAAGTTACCACCGGCCTGAAGGTTGACGTTGCCACCAGCCACCAAATTAAGATCCGCACTCGCCTCAACCGTTGCGGCCCCATCGGATTTAATGATTGCATCCCCTTTCACGTTAATGGTGAGCTTGCCGGTGTACTGCTCGGTTTTGTTCCCGGTCGCACTTTCAAACGCGTTACCTTCTGTATGGATCACCATTTGGCCGTCGCTTGTTACCTCGATAGCGGTACCCGTTGCCTTATGCGTCAGAGAATAACCCCCGCTGGCGGTTCGATGCTCACGCAGTCCAAATCGGTCATACAGGTAGTCTTTTCGGTCATAAATCGCCGGTTTTGGTTCACCTTCGGCCCGTTTTGGTTCATACGCGGTCCCGTTCACCTCGTCAGGCAGGTAAGAGGTAAGATCCGGGGCGTAGTACAGACTCCCGGTTATACGCGGGTACCGGGTATCGCCGTTCCTTGGAAAATCGACCCATACGTAATCACCGGGTTCGACTGGCAAAACGTGACCATTGGAAGGCTTCGCGCCAATTGGCAGCAAAAACTCAGCCCACGGCAAATCACCATCGCGCACCGCGTCCCATAACTTAATCAGTCGAATGCTTGCCATATAAATCCCATCAGGATGGCTGACGTTCACGACTTGGGCCTGATAACTCCCATTAAGGCGATTAGTTACATTGGTTCGCCCTTGCTGCTCTCTCATAGATTGACCTCACCTAGCTCTACGCGGCATTGATAGCGGTTGCCCTGCTCATAATGCGTTACGGTATTAACCAGCATCTTTTCGGGTAACGCCTCGTTTAACTGCTCTTCGGGCATCATCTTATGAAAGAGGACAGACAACACACTAAGCGGCTGAACTTTAGAATTTCCCGCCAGTTCCACATCGAGCAACGGCACGATAGAAATATGCTGATTGTTTAACGCCTTGATCTGCTCAACACTGACCAACGTGGGCGCACCACTGGACCCGTTCACGGCAGATTGCATCCCGGCGACGGTATCCCAACTCACATACGACTTATTGAGAATGCGCTGATCAAGGTATCGCTCGCCTAACATGGTGTAACGGGCAAAGCTGTACTCTGCATTTGGGTTCCCGTTCTCGATGCGCAAATCCTCTTCCATGGAGAGTTTCTTTAGCGACTTAAAGTAGACCGTACCCCGTGCAATGAAGCACACCGAGCCGTAATCCCTTGCCATTGAGCGAATAAGCCTTGCTGGTGGCACACCCGGCAACAAGTGATAGGTACCGCCCCGCTCGTAGCTGTCCACATCGAGCTTAAGCCCCGGCAGTAAGGCTGCGAGAATGTCTTTCGGCTGCTTTCTGGAAAAGAACTGCGGTTCAATGGCCGGTTGTTTCAGGCTGTGCGTCGCCTTCGAAAAGGCATTAATGATCAACATGCCGTCTTTGACTTCAGGTTTCGCCACGACAAACGTATCTATCCAGACCTCATCACCCCGCGAGCCCGGATCAGCAAACGTGACCACCAGCTCGGCCCCTTCTTCCAATCCGTATTCATCCCGATAGGTACCGGCTTGGTCCATTAGGGTAAGAATGAGCTTTACCCCTTCCATGCTCGCATTCTCGATGTAGGCGCAAGACTGGATATGAGCCATGTATATGTCTTCGTCTTGCACCGTGACCTTTTGGACAAGGAAGTATTCGCGCTCTTGATTACTCAATGAGATCACCCTCCATCAAATCGACCAGAATCGGCGTGCGTACCACCTGTTCGGCTTCAAACACTTCTGCTACCACCTCAACACTAAACGGCAGGGTTAACACCCGGTTCTCTTCAAAATCGAACTCTTCAGGCATCAATGCTGCTTCCCGGCGTCCCTCAATGGATACATTCACGGTTAACGGCGCACCGGCTAACATGGTTTTCGCTTGGAAGGTGTGCTTTAGCCCCTGCTTAGTGTGGCGAATCCACATCATCAGACCGAGCGCCAAGCGGTTCAGTGTTGGTCGGTTCCACGCCACGGCCTTAATGGTGTAGGTCATTTTCACAAACGACTTGTTTACATGCGCGTAGATCTCGCTTGAATCGTTGGTCATGGCCGCGTAGTGAGTCAGATCGGTATAATCCGTACCATCAGCAAAGGTAAACCCCGGATCGCGGGAAATCAGCACAGCGGGTAACAGCTCATTACGTGGAATGGCGTTTTCACCCTGTCCGAGCTTTTTCACCAGCTTACGCACAAAGGTTTGGGTGTCGGGCGTAGAGCCCATATAAATCTTACGATTGGATGGACGGTCCACGAACCGGGCAAATTCTTTATTCTCTGGACGTGCGGTATCGGTCACGACAAGCGAGCTCACCACCGCTTTAAAGAAACCGGCTACGGCGCGATCCACATCCTCCAAATCGGTGTGCTCGGTCATCCCGGTATAGATATCGGCAGGTTCATTAAGAATCAGGGACGTTAAAGGAACTTCACTCATTCGGTTATACCTCCATATCGTCTAGCTGATAGAACTTGCGGCCCTTGGCAATCACAATACAGTTATGCTCACGATAAAGCGTGACGTCGTAACGGTAGAAATTTTGCTGAATGAGTCGCGCGTAGGCTTCAACCGGTTGGTTACGTTGGTAAGTGCCGTCACTGGTGGACCCGGACGCAATACCAGATCGGTTGCCTTCGTCAATCTGGATCAGCAGAAAGCGAAAGGGAATTCTTGCCAGTTCGGATAAGCCGTCTTGCTCGACGTTTTCAAACGTATTTAAAACGTTGGCACTAACGGCAACGTCAAAAACCCATTCTTTGAGCTGACCTAGTGAGGTAAAGGTATCGAAATGCTCACTACCCGGTTGGTAATGGTCCACTATCACCGCTTGTCCGTAACGATGATCCACCGGCCCATCAGGCCAGCCTTTGGAACGCACGTTAATCAGACTACGGACTGAACTCCAATAAGGCACCAGTCGCGGCAGTTTCTTAATACAGTCAGTGACCGTAAAGTTTTGTTTCATGTTGCCACCTGCTTAGCTTGGTGGCGTTGTTCTTAAGCGGGGAGGCTTATTAATCTAACTCAGATACCGGGATGCAGGGTATTCCTATTCGTTCGGCATAGGTCTTTTCTGACAGTGCACCTTTGGAATGCTGGTACCCATCCAGTAAAGCTACCACGTCGGCAGCTCGCAGCATGGCAATGCCAATATCCATATAAGCGGCATCCGTCAGACCTAGCGGCAGTATGGCCGGGTTTAATACGATGTAACCACGTTCTGCAAGCTCACTAGCAAGCTGGTTAAACGCGGCGTGGTTGTAGTTCTCCAATCCCGTCATAGGACCAGAGATATAAACGACGGGCTTTTTAGCTGGTGGCTTAGGCGCTGCGCCCTCTGGTTCTTGCTGCACTGCGATGCGATCAATCATTATAGGTACGTCACTCCGTTATTCTCTGTCATGGTATCTTCTGTGATATCACTTGTGGTATCTGAACTGGTATCACTACTGTTATCTGGCGTGATATCGCTAGGGGTATCGGCGGAGAAATCACGCATAGGCACGCACGCGTAGAGACTACCGACATTCGCCGTGCCAAAGCCTAAGATTTGTTGCACGTACCAGTACACCGTCCTTATACCGTCGGCGGTTTCTTCGTCCCACTCAAGCGCGGACCCACGCGGCACACTATCACTGGCAATGCGCAGCAATAACACCCCGTCACCTTCACCTAAATTGGCCTCTCCGCTGTCCTGAACAAAGAAAGACTCCATCTCGTCCGGGCATTCCAATACCGCAACACGTTCGTAATCGTCGTACTCCAAAGTTTCTTGGTTGACGTCTACGTTGATCACCTGTTGCTCTTCGTAGTTCTCGCCACCAGCATCAATACTTTTGGTTGGCCGGTACAGGAACGCCTCAAACGAATCAGGAGAAAGCGCAATCGCATTCATCCAGTCGCGCCTTACTGCGGCGTTTAGTGCCTCATGACCGTTAAATCTGGCTTTTCTTACTGTCACTTCAATAGCCCTTTCAAGTTGGATTCAGATACATTCATTTGCTTGGCATAATCTTTAATGGCCTGTGTTCGGCTCTTACCTTGGGCCTTGTAGCCATCATTGAAGGCGTTAAAGCCAAAGCGGATCATGTCTTTCATTTGGGAGAGCTGGTTTTGCTGCTTGCGTATCTTGCGCGCTTGGCGTTTTAGCTTGTCGCCGGTGCGTGCTTGAGAGGCGAGCTTGCGCTCTAGTGCCTTTTGGGCCTTCTCGTACTTGGCAAAGTCTCGATCTGCTTTGTTGCGGTCGGTCTGTTTCCCCCGGTTCGCACGGCGAATTTGCGCTTGTGTCTTTTCGTCAATAAACTCGGTCCGGTTATCACTGCCAAATCCCACCTTATCGGCTTGCTTTTTCATCTTCGGTGCAAGCTGACGCTGGACTGAAGGCGTTTGCAGCATACGGGTAGCACGCAGGATGTGCTTACAGGCCACACCGGCGAGCTCCGGGTTTCGGATCTTAGGAAAAGAAAACTCAGAAGGCGGCGTGATCTGGTAATTGCCCATCGTGGCGATATAGCGGTACCAGTACTGGTGGCGACCACAATCACAATCAATCGAAATACGACCGGCACACGCAGCCTTTACCGCTTTGTCATAGCTTCCATCTGGTGGATCGGCCATGTAGTCGTCCCACTCTTCCAAGCGGATTTTGACCCGGTGATGTTGGTGCTTAGACACTTGCGAGGCATCCACCGACATAATGAGCTCATTGCCCTTAATTCCCTTCAGGTTGGCCCACTGGACCCCGGTCCCATCGTCTACCCGGTTATTCGAGCGGTCGATATCCACTTGTCGGGAGTTTTTTACCAAGAACGCGTACACAATCCCCGCCGTGCGCGAGTCGTACTTTTTGGCCGCGTGCTTACGGTTCTTATCGAATTCCTGAAGATCGGCTTTAGTAAAGCGCATTCCCTTGGCTTTCTCACCAAGTGCCTTTAGCGCCTTACTGGTTGGATTGGTGAAGGTTCCCCGGTTTAAGGTCCGCTTGGCATTACGGCGGTTTTTCTTTTGGGCCTTCTCTATCTGGTTAAAGAGCTGGTTAAACTTCTTGGCCGTTAAGCCTGAAGAGTCAAACGCTCCGCTATCGAGCTTTTCAAACGTCGGCATACGCTACAGCCCCAAATCATCCATGAACTGGCGCATGGTGCGACGCACCCAAGCCGCTGGTGGCAGGTAAATACTCTCACCCACCGGCAACGGCTCAGCCATATCATCTTGCTCACACGCCAGCGCCACCAGCCAATCCAGATCGGCAGTACCATAAAAACGAAAGCTCACTAAGTCTGGGCGATATTCTTCGTCTTCCTTTAGGTCATACTCGGATAAGTCACTATCGGGCTTGTCCATGTATTCGCTCACCTGCTGGTAGTACACCGCCCTTAAGATATCGTCCTCGATATTGAGGTCGGACAAACGCGAGAGATCAGCCATTACTACGCGCCTCCAATGCCTTCTCTAGTGGATCGGTCGATAACATGCGCTCGTTCGTGGCTTGAATGATGCGACCAAAACGGGCCATTGGACTCTGATCGCGTTTATTCTGCTCTTCAGTCAGGGCGCTAAGAAAATCAGAAAAGCTCTGTGCGTCACCGAGAGAGGGATTAGTCGCGGTATAGACCGTTAGCAGCAATGCAACGCTTTCAGGCTTGAGAGAATGCCAGTCAATGCGATATTGCGTGCGTCCGTCGTTGCCTCTCACCTCATCAAACAAGGTTTCTGAGATTTCCATCATGCCACCAGCATTGGCCGGGAACGTGATTGACTGGAACTGCTTTAGGTTGCGGTAGGTTTTCATTGCCTCAACCACAATCGGCACCCCGGCGGGAGTCTCCCCATCCAAGCGGACCGCGCGGCCATGTTTGGCAAAGTTCGGAATGGTTTCATCCACAATGACAATAAAGCCCTGCTTACGTAGGGACTCCAAGCGGCCATGTAGCGTTTTGTTGAGCTTCTTTGCGTTATTAGGGAGAGATTTACACTCTACGACGTGCAATACCCCATCCTTAAAGCCAGAGAGCATTAAACGCGCTTGGCCCATGGATAGGGTTAATACTGCGATACGCTTATCGGACATAGGTGATCCTTTCATAAGCGCGTCAATTTTAGTGCGGGGGAGCGTGGTTAGTTTAGCATCAATCCCGTGCAAAACATCAAGAAATAGGTGTTTTGCACGGAGTTATTAGGAATTGGGGGATTAATCAAAAAGACCGACAGGAACGGCGATACCGGCGAGCTCATACGCCTTTAACACTAAGGACTCTTGCGTGCCGTGAATGGCTTCCCATGCGCGCTTGCCTCCAATGGTACCGCGTGCATGCACCGGGATAAGGTCCGGGTATTGCTCGATCACTTCCTTGGGTGCGGGTGTGTCATGGTGCGGTGCACAAAGTGGTAAACCTCGACCGTGCGCCAATGCCTTCGTGCGGCCATCAATATGGTGATAGGAAATCACCGGGTTCTCTCTTCCCTGTAAGTGACAGGCAATGCAAGGAAGTTTGCATAACGCGTCCATGATGCGCTTTTCTTCAGCGGTTGGTGTGCGTCCCTTTAGGCCACGACTGGATTTAGCCGGTGCCTTACGTGCGGGTTTAAGGCTGGTGGTTGGCCTCTTAGGCTCGCTTGCTTTAGCCAGCGCCTTAGCACGGGCGCGCTCTTGCGCTTCTTGGTTCTTTTTGGCGATTTGTGCCTGATATTCTGGCGTTTTGGCCTTAGCGATGGCCTTATCTTGCTGCTTCTTGGTCGCCGCTAATTTCTTTTGGAACTGTTTTTCTTTAAATTCAGGATCTTGCAATTTGGCCTTTTGGCGAGCAATCGCTCTATCTCTGGCCCTTTTTTGCGCCTCTGCGGCCTTTTTTCGCTTCGCTTCTATTGTCATTGCCATGAAAACACCTTACTATTTCGCCTATCAATGCAGTCGCTTTGCTCGCGCTCATTGGTGTGTAGTTGGTCGGTTCTTTGCTTGGGACCGTCCGTAAAGAAAGCCGTGGTTTATGCCACGGCTTTTTTTATGCTGGTGGGTTACTTCATGGCTCCACTGGTCAAGGTTAGCGCCTCTTTGGCAAACTCCCTTTCAGCCTCCCAAATGGCAAGCTTGCGCTGTAGTAGCAGCTTCTCGTAGCACGTCCCGTACTTAGTGTGCGAGTCAGACAGCGCCTCTTTGGCGCGCTGGATGTTCTGATCTAACACCTCTATCAAACGCTCGAAGTAGACCCAATTGCCAACCACCATCTTAGATACCGACTCACTGCGGACCACCAGCGGCTCGACCGTCACTGGCACTTCACTTTTGATTTGGCCGTACACCTTCAGACCTTTATCGGTCATGTAGTAGTCTTTGCGATCAGGCTTACCCACTTGAGGGACGGACTTAGGCACAACAAGGCCCATTTCGGCCATGATGTTCAATTCTCTGTAGACTTGCTGGTGACTTGCTTGCCATGCCGGGTAAAGTGTTTTAGATAAATCGTATCCGGTGTGGCCTGTGTCGTCGCTCGCCAGAGTGGCAAGGATGATCTCTTTCAATGGTGATAGGGTTTTATTGTCTTGTTTAGGCATAGTGTTTGCTCGCTATGTGTGTAGTGTAAGTGTAATCAATACTGGCGGTGCACATCACCGGTGACAGCATCAACGAATCCATGGCAGACAAACTCAATCTCGCTTGAGTAGTGAGCCATCTTGCCCTTAAGGGACTTCTTGTGTCTGGCGTGCCAGTGCTCATAACCGGCGCTAAAGGCCCACTGGTTATTGCTGTAGTCGGCATAATGCAGATCGGAGCCGTTACGCGCCTCTCTCACCCCGGCCTCCCAACTTGCTAGAAAGTCGTCACGTTGAATGAGCTTTAACGCCTGACGTTCGTCGTCAAACACGCCCACCAGCTCAATCAGCCCAACGGACTGCATCTTATCGATCACGGTTCGGTCAAAGTAACCGACGTAAATCTCATCGTTGGGGATAAGCTCGACTTGAGGCGGTGTTTCGTACTCCGTGCCGTCCATAGGCAGAGCTTCCATTAGCTCGACTATCAAACTCAGCTGTTTTTTTGGTATTGGCATCTTGCTTTGCTTTACTTAGTCCATTGATTAGTTGTTTGGTGAAATCAGAGCAAAACGACAACTTACTCATAAGTTGCTTGGCGTTATCGTCCGTTATCGCCTCAAACGCTGATTTCGCGTCCTCTTCCTTGCTGTAACGCTCCTGCACCGACACGCGGCTTACATGTGCGTTAAGCATCACAGAAAACGTAAGTGTTGAGCCATGGCGGACCACTTCAAGATACTGACCTTTATCGTTCAACTTGAATGATCGCACGCTCACTAAAACATCTCACTTTCTGTTAGGAATTACGGCGAAGAATAGCAGCGGATTATTAATAGTTCAATGATTTATTTAAATCTTGCTATAACTGACCTTATAGTTGAAACCATACACTTATTGAATTACATTATTGCGCGGTTATTCATATTGTTATTAGTAATTAACTTTAGAAAGGATTAGGAAAAATGGATGATATTGTGGTTTATATATGGCACTGCGACAAAGAGCTCGCTTCAATGACTTCCCCGGATGAAACGCAGGTTTGCCTCACTAAGCAGGAGGCTACATTAGCGATTGCTGAAGCGAAGGGCAACGGCTATCACGCATCACGTAACTTTGAAGGATAACAATGGAAGCCTATGCACTGAAAGAATTCGCTCAAAAGCACTTTGGCACCATTGCCAAACTGGCTGAACACTTAGACCGACCGGCCAACTCTCTAAGCCGACTTAACAGCAAGGGTGCGGTTGTCGTGGTGGACGGAGACAAGTTCACTATCTACAAGAACGGTCACACTTACCCACTCAGCGAAAAGGTGGAACTATGAACCAACTAGAACAACTACGCCGCCGTATGGAAATGATGAACTTCCACCAGCGCAGTATCGAGGCTTGCGGCATCAGCATCATGAACGTGGGCGAATCGGGATTCTCTTATTCAATTGGCGCGTCACGCTCTGGACTGCCAGACATGATCCTAACCAATGTCGGCGCAGCGGCTTCTCAGCACATACTCAACACGGTCTTTCGCTACTGGAAGCAACACGGCTTCAAAGATGGTCGCATTACGGGCCTGTTTGAAGCGTCGGACAGTTCAGGCCGGGATATGGCTATCTACGTGAAGCTTATCGACTACAACGAGCACTTGATTGATAACTACGTTACTCAGGCTTGGAACTTCTACCAGCTCAACCCGGAATACGTGCACCCTAAACACGGTATTCGCTATGCGCAGATCTTCTGCCCGGACGAAAACGGACGCACCCAATTCGAACCCGGCTTTAACATGAAATATCATCAAATGCTGGTGGAAGAGCCAATAAACAGCAAACACTAACCAACAGGACTACACACCATGGGACAGCTTAAATTTTCAATGAACGGCTTTCGTTCTAGTCTCACCTCGGACATGAAGGAGCTAAGAGAGGAAATCGAAGAGTCACTGAAGTACTTAGATGAAGAGCTCAAAGAATCCCTAATAGATCGCTTTGATACCGTCGCATGCAGCGTTAACAGCCTGAACCACGTTTGGATTGAAGGAAATGATGACTTTTCTAACATGGCCGACGCACCAGAAATCCCGCTACTAGGCGACTACGACGAATAAACGGAACTACACACCATGACACAAGCAAGCAAACTCCCCCACGTCAAAAAGCCGTGCCGGGACTGTCCATTTAGAAAAGATTCTCTCAAAGGTTGGTTAGGCCGGGAACGGATGACGGAAATACTCGATACCGACTCATTCGCTTGCCACAAGACCACCAACGGCAACATGAACAAACGTCGCCAATGTGCCGGGCATATGCTGATTAACGGCCATGCTAATCAGTTTGTACGGCTCGCTACGGCACTTAACCTCGAACTGGACCTATCGGGCCGTGAACTTATCTTTAACACCAAACAGGAATGCATCGAGCACCATGACCACGACAACAAAGCGTAAGCACAAACTGGACGCCCACCGGGACCGTATTTTAAAGGGCATGCAGCAAGGCAAGAAACAGATCGATATCTTAAGAGAAATCACCTTTCTGACTGGCGAGGCCATCACACGACAAACCCTGCGTAACTGGCTTAAGGTAAATATGAAAGGTGAAGCATGATAGACATTATTGCCATTGTTACACTCTTAGTGGGCATCATTATCGCCTTTTACCGCAACTGGAAAGCAGAGCAAAGGCTTGCTGAAAACTTTGCTCGCTCAGTCAGAATCCATTTACTTCAGGCTGAAGGTTTATTGTCTGACTCTCAACTGTACGTACTGACCGGTAAGAGCTCCAACAAATGACCCTTACTGAATACATCAATAAACAGAACGATTATTGCCCTCACTGCGGTAGCGAATGGGAGCAATGCGATTGTCTAGATGCTAAATACATCAACCGAGAATCAGCAAAGAACGCCGACACTAGCGAGTAAACCACCAGCAATAAAAAAGCCCGGTAACGCCGGGCCTTTTCTTATCTAATCCTCAAACTTAGCACTTGGTACCGTAGTATCTACCGGTTCACCACAACCCCGACAGCGAAACACCATCATATAAGGCGAACTGTCCTCATAGTGCGGCCTCTTTCGGTCCCGGCGTGCGCTCCGTTCTATTGGCGCATTAATCTCTACTAGCGTAGGTTCGCCACACTCGCACTTATCCTCGATAATCTGACTCATCACTCTATCTTCTCTACAAAACAGGCATGGTGAAGCGTTGACACTTCCGACTTATAACTCACCAGCTCAGAACGTCGGCCAATTGGCTTTACCGGGTACCGGGTACCACCCTTTTTCTTCAATAGGTACCGCTGGCCGGTTCTTACCAGCCTAAAGCGGTCCCCTTCCTCTAAATCAGCGAGTTTCAAGCTGCTCCGCCATAACTAACGCTACGTTCTGAACCACAGCCACTTCATTCAATGCGGTCAGGTTGAAGTTAAACACTTCGTGACCGTCATATTTGTTTTTGGCTAGTATCTGCGCCTGTATATCTTTAACTAAATCTATATCCATAACGCCCCAAATGTATTTCAAGCGACCGTCAGGTGTTCCCAAGTTAAACACTGCGTTATAAAAACAGTTATGCACTATCACGGACTTAACATTCTCTGCGCTCATAGCTCTAACCTCGTCATGGCAATCTCTAATTCGTGGCTGGTGGCCTCTCCTATCACATGAAAGAACTCAGGCTTAACCGAGGCTTGCCAGCGCATATCACCACGCTCAGACACCAGCACGAACGGTTCCATGGATACCACGATAGCAAAGGAATACGCTGAAGCTCCGCTTCTTAACGCGTAGGAGTGCGATACCGGGGAAACAGCTTGACCCACCTTACTAGGGCGTACCGCGTGCTTTCTGGCAAGTTCTAACCCCTTTTCAGATACTCGCCACTGTTCGTGAGGCGCACCACCAGCAACGGGAATAAAGTAGCCGTCCTTAATGCCCCACTCAATCGCCGTCATGGCTGCGTTATGACCACACTTAACCGCGCGTTGGAATGCAGACGGACCAAAGCCATAGCGGCCACTCAGGGCCAAAGCAGCGCGACGTATCATGAATGCTTGATTGATATCTTGTTTTTGTTCAACGGTTAGAGTCATTGGCTTTCTCGCTCTCTTTGTATTCCTTAACAGCCTTTAGCAGATCAAAGGCGCTTTTATAAGTACCCGGCAAAGCTTCAAACCCGCCAGCTTGCTTCATGAACCCGGCAGGTTCCCACCCATACAGATGATGCGCACACTCTTCGCTGTCACGCTCTTTATACCCCTTATGCCACGGCCATACATTCGCACCGGCCATCACGTAAGCTGCTAAAGCAATGCCATACTCTATTGGCGTGCGGACCTCGACCGTTGTCTCAAAGAATGGGTTTTCGCTTTGTTCGCTCATGCATGCCCCCTTAACAACTCGTAAAACTCTTCCCAATCTTCAGCCTTATACAGCCCTACCAGTGACTCCCACTCAGTCGCTATGTGTCGCCACTCTTTACCGGCTGGCAGCATGAGAAACACTTTCTTTTCCAGTTCGCACGCTTCCACCATGCGCAGACAACGACCAAAGTCTGAAGCATCACGCGGATACTCATAGCCCTGAATTGGTAAGCGCGTTTTGCCACCATCAATCACATAAGCCATGTATTTCGAGCTCAGGCCCGTATCGTCAGTGTTAAACCATTGCGCTATGGTCATACCCTTAGTTGGCTTTACTGGCTCGCGCGCGCACTCATCAACAACGATATTGGCCGCTTTAATGGCTGCATTGAAAATATCAGGACAAAAAGGCATATCGGGATGTTGGCGCGTTAGTTCGTTAGTGATGGCCGTTACCAATCTGGTTTGGTCTATTGTCATTGGTTCATGCATGCTCTTTACCTCGCAATTCAGCTAGGAACGTGGACAATTTACCCTTAGTTGCTTCGTCTAATACCGCGCGCCAAAACACCTCATCAGTGAAAAAGAATTCACCGACTACCTTGTCATAAGCCCCATTAAGCTGGCAGATAAAACCACGACGTTGGACCGTATCAAACGCTATCTTGATTTGGTTCTCTGCATCAAAGTTTGTTAGGTAGTTTTCAACCACGACCGCGCTTATAGCTACCGGCCCGGAGAGATCCACCAGCGTGGTAACGCCTTTTGGTTGGCCTACTTGAAATACGCGCAGTTCGACCGCGCTAAGTGAGAATTGATCATTCATGTTCATACTGTCCTAATGCGTTGGCTACTTCTTGTTTAATCTTGTCGATATCGTCTAGCATGGCGATTGTTCGTAGGGTATTTATCAATGCCTCTTTCTCTGTAGTAAGACGGCCTATATCACTTCGCATGCGTACCGTTCTGTATTCACAGTCGCAATCATCGTCATCATCATCGTCGTCGTCGCCCTCATCATCCATCAGGGCGATCAGTTCTTCATGCTGCACCACTTGTCGCTGTATATCCCGGAGCGTGCGGAGAATGTCATCCAGCTCCATATTTGGATACTCACGGATAAGGCCCACAAACCACGCCTTAATAAAGCCCTCTTCGCTGCTGGTGGCGTCACGGTCGATAAAGATACTGTGATAGGGAGAGAGGCGACAAAAAGCACACCCAAAGGCGGCGCGCTCTTCATTGGTCATAAGCTCAAGCTGACGCACGGCCAGCTCGATATCTTCTTTGAACTCTTCCCGGTCAGATATATAGGTAAAGATCATTGGTTAGCCTCTTCTGGCTCAGTAAGGGAGAGAATCCACTCGCGTAACTCAATCATTTGAGGACAAAACACCATGCTTTTCACGTAGGTATACAGCTTGGAATAATCGTGCTGCTTTCTCTTAATGAAGGCATTGGCGTCCGCTTCAGTCAGGCAGCATGTCACCTCACGAACCACGCGTTGCACTTCTATGCGCTCGATATAACGATCATCTATCCCCAAATCACATACATAGGCGTAAGCATCATCTATATGCTCAGCAATGCTGGCCGCGTCCCGGTCGGGCCATTCGACTTTATTGGCTTCGTACCATGCATTGAACTGCTCCGGGTAGTACTCTTGGATGTGTTCCACCAGCTCGGTAGCGTCGCAGTCTCTATCGGTATAAAGCACCGGGCATTCCAAGCGCCCGGTCGCGTCAATTAGCTCAACATGATCACCCCGGCCATCGGCGCAGGTAATGTAATCGTCATAGCACACCACCCACACAGGATGGCTGGTGGCGCGGTTGTCCTGCTGGTGCATTTGCTTGGACATTTCGAGTAGAAAATCTGGTATTACGGTCATTTGCTCTTTCATGGTATGTAGCCTTGTTAAATGTTCTTCAGTTGCTTATAGCTGGTGCCATACATCATATTGATGAAACGCTTTGATACGTTCTCGGCTAGGAGCTGGCGTATGCTTTTCTTTTGCTCATCGCTTAGGTGCGGATTACCGATTTCACGCTGGCGCAGTTTGTACTCTTCAGAGCGCATGTAGTCTTTCACTTGGTTTCCTGCTTGCTTGATTTATCCAGACGTTTACGAGCTCTTAAGCCGGTACCGACTAACGCACCGTTTAGGTACCAACCGGCACGGCCAATGTTCACTGACACCCATTTAGAGCCGATAGTGACGCTCATAAAGCCTCGTTTGCCAAAGTTAAGGTAAAGGCCCGGAAAGAGCTTGATACGCTTGTGAAATCGAATTTGTGTAGTCATTTGGGGAGTCTTACTTTAGTAATTGATACAAGGCGTTACAGTTAACGCAGCGACCACGCTTAGAACCCTTTCGAGTCTGCTTAAGTTCGCCATCACATTGCTGACAACGGACCTCGGTCACTCTGGTAGCCATGCGTGCGTTAATGGCCTCGCTGTTATTCTTTCTCGGTTTAGTTACGTCGTAACCTAATGCCTTGGCTGTCCTGCGGTATTCCTGCTCAATCCATTTTCCATCCGGTTCATGATGCAAGCCGTCGCCCATCATATCGCCAAGCTTGATAAGATCTCGGTGTAGCCTTCTTTCAGTTTCCGGGGAGAGGTCCGCCATGGTTACACCTCTTCGCGCTGGTGGCGCACTTCCATGCTCTTAACACCGCATTGCTTCAGCCAAAGGCTTAGACGATCTAATCGCCATGTTCTCGGCTCAGGTTTGGCCGCGTGACGGACCGTAAAGCGCATGCCGGTATCGAGGTTATGAGCGATCACAATAAAACCCTCGTCGGTTTCTTGTGCGCCAATCTGCAAACCTACGCCAGTTGTGGCCTTAATGGTTCGCTTAAATTCACCTAATGGCACTAAGCCAACTCTCATACAACCTCCGTTACATTATTTAAAACGTCAATTTATGCCTAATAATATGGCTTTTTATGGAGATTTCAAGTTTTTATTAGGAATGAGGGGTGTATGAGGGAATAGCCAAACGAGAAAACCGCGCTTCCCGTGCGCGTGTTCCCTCTTGGCATTAAGTAAGGGCTTACTTAGAAGGGTAGTTACTAACTGTCTAATTAATTTATAATATCGTCGCCTTTGGGGCGTATTTTCTCTTCGTTCTGACTGCGCTCTTGCTTTCTCATTTCCCTAATCTTTTCCGCTTCGGCCTCATCATAGAGTAAGCCGTTTAGACCTAATGAGTTAGGAATAGGTACCATGTCGCTGTACACGGAAGACTTTTCCTTTTTGACGGTCTTAACCGAGAAATCTTGCAATGAAGAGTCCCTGTCTTTTATCGCTATCAAACCGCCAACATTAACGCGCATCTTTTCCATGGCCTCTGGACCACCTTTAACAGAGAACAAGGCAATCACATCATCATGGCCTTTGGTGCGTATTCGATAAACCTTGTCTGGCTGCTTAGCAAACTGATCACGTTCCTGCATAAGAGTCTTGATAAGCTCTATTCGCTTTTCCCTACTCTCTTTACGGCGTAGCTTGTTTATCTCGCGTTCGTTACGACGAATGGCTCTTTCGTATCGAGCAACAAGATCTAGACCTGTTTTCTTTTGACTGGCTACGGCGGTATTTATCGTAACTTTTAGCTTGGTAACATTCCTAAGAACAACCGGTTTTCTAAAGGACTGAGAAGACTCAGTAAAATACATTGGAGCCGCTTCTACCAGTTCCTCATTTGCTTTTATTTGCCTATCTATTTTGTCTAATAACTTATTTGCTGTATCACCTTCGTATACAACAGAAACGATCCTTGAGTCAGCGTAATCGGAATCCATGACACCGCTAACTTTTCCCTCAAATAAAGCGTACCGTTTCATTTCTTCATAAACATCACGGTCAGCAGCTTCCTTGTTTGCCAATAAATTGCTAACGCGCTCGGCATCAACTACTTTGTGATTGTTATCTTTCATTTTTAACCCAATTCCTTAAAAGTCTCGACCGGGGTGCATAAGCCCTGCCTACAACAAACTTATAATTTATTAATATTTTATAGTTGTTACATGGAGTTAATGCGAGTATAGCAAAGATAATTCCTAAATATATAGCGCCATAATGCCACAAATCAAAAATAATACTTTTTAAAACAAAAAAGCTCACCAAATGGCAAGCTTTTCTAAAAAATACTAATAATAAATAAATACTTTAC